TGGTAACAAATGCTTTAGGTTCTATCTTCGGATGGAAGTATGAAGCAAGCAAAGGGGCAGGAATCAGCGGTCTTGCTGATGATATTGGAAGCGCATCTGATGGCATGGACGATTTAAGTAATGCCGCAGGAAGCGCAGGGAAAAACACAGGCGATGTCGCAAAGAATGCCAAGAAAGCAAAAAAGGAAATCCAACAGGCAACTCGTGCATTTGATGAGTTGAAAGTTATTTCGAAACAGAGTAAAGATAATACTTCCGGTTCTGGAAGTGGTGGAAGTGGTGGTGGTTCTGGTGGTTCTGGTGGTGGAGATACCGGAAAACTGGTTAAGACAGACACAATTTACAAGGATTTCGTAAGCAACATCAAAGACCTTGAAGGACTTGGAGAATCTATCAGAGATGCCCTTGTAAACGCCGTTGGTGGCATTGAATGGGATAAAATATACGCTAAAGCGTCCGGCTTCGGTAGTGGGCTCGCATCGTTTCTTAACGGTTTGTTTTCAGAAGATAAAAAAGGAAATAGTGTATTTACCGCAACCGCAGATGTGATTGCAGGAGCGTTGAATACTGCGATATTCGCATCAAAGGGATTTACGGATAAATTTGATTTTGAAACATTTGGAACAAATCTTGCACATGGCTTTAACCGTTTTTTTAAGAAATTTAAGTGGAAACAGTGCGCAGAAGCTATCAATGGGTGGGTTGATGGTTTTTGGAGCTTTGCAGTTGGCTTTTTTGGTGATTTAAGTTGGAGCGATATTTTTAACGGATTAAAAACATTTCTTACATCTTTAAGCTCTAAGACAATAGCAACAATTCTTGGTGCCTATGCACTAAAGAAGTTTGGTAAATCAGCCGTTGGCGCACTTGCTGATTCTGTTGGAGGACAGGTACTTACTGCAAAAATTAAAACAGCATTTTTCACAATAGCGGCGATTACAATAGCGGCAGAGGGTGGTCTTGCAATCGGAGAAGCAATCGGCAAAAAGATTGCTGAATTGACGCAGCCGGAGGAAATGCAGAAATATCAAACAACATTTAATTTCAGCGATTTATTCTCGTATTCTCTTGACGATTGGAAGCAAGGATTTAGTGATTGGTGGGATGACACGTTCGGTCCCGCGTTTGAACTAATGGCCTTGGATATGGCAACCGGAAATTACAAATTCAAAATTCCTTTTACAGATTTTGAGCTTCCTTCGTTCAATGAAGCAAAGAAAGGTTTTGCCAATTGGCTATCCGGAGTAAATAAATATTGGAGCAAAAAGAAAGACAGCGTTCTTGAAATTGGCGCAAAGATAAAGAACAAAGCATCTGAATTATGGAACGGATTTAAAAAAGACTGGGAGAATGTCAAAAACAAGGTTGCGGAGTTCAAGACGAAGATAGCTTCAAAGGCTTCTGACCTTTGGGAAAAGTTTAAGACTTCGTGGGGCAAGTCGAAAACCGTGCAGTTCTTGTTGAAAATTGGTTCAAAGGCAAAAGATTTATGGAGCAATTTTAAAACCGCATGGGGCGAAAGCAGGACAGTGAAATTCTTCCTTAAAATAGGCTCTAAGATTAGTGAGTTATGGAAAGACTTTAAAGATTCGTGGGGCGAGAAGAGAACAGTCAAATTTTTGACCAAGAGAGCAACAAGGATAAGTGAGTTATGGAAAGACTTTAAAGATTCGTGGGGGGATAAAAAAGCCGTAACTATTGGAATTGGGTTTGCGAAGGACTCATTAAACAATCTTTGGTCATCTGTAAAAGGATTTTTCGGTGGTAAGACTGTTAGCGTCGGTACGAAAGCTACAAAAAAAGCTGATGGCGGTGTATTTTCCGGCGGAAGTTGGAAGCCGGTTAAGAAATACGCAGTCGGTGGATTGCCGAACATGGGACAGATGTTCGTTGCAAGAGAAGCAGGACCGGAACTTGTCGGTACGCTTGGCGGTCATACGGCAGTAATGAATAACGACCAGATTGTATCGTCTGTTTCTTACGGAGTTGCACAGGCTGTAAAGGAAGTTATTCAGCCACTTGTGAAAATGGGTGGAGGAAATAATCGACCGATTCAGATTTCACTTGACGGAAAAGTTATCTTTGATAGCACACGGCAAAGCGCAAAAGAATATTTTGATCGTACCGGAAGATCTCCGTATCCGGTATAGTGACAAACTCCTCTGCTTGTGGTATATTGATATGTATATATTACAAGCAAGGAGGAATTTGATTATGAAACAAAGTGGATGGGGAATTGCATCTTTAGTGTGCGGAATAGCAGGCGTTTTGTTAGCGTGCGTTGTCATCGGAATATTTCCGGCAATAGTTGGAATTGTATTTGCGATTATAGCACTTGTGCAGAAAAACAGGGGGCATGGAACGGCTATAGGCGGTTTGGTATGTTCAATAGTCGGAATTATTATTTTCTTTTTAGCAATGTTTGTATTCACAAGCGATGATACGAATGATACGCCTAAAAAAATATCATCGAATGAAGAAGCACAAACTCAAGCAACGGAAGAAAAGGTTAATGAACCATTTAAAGTTGGAGATACTGTTGAGACGGAAGATTTGAGAATTACGTTTTTGAAAGCCGAGCCGTACACAGAAGAATACGACGAGCCAGCAAAAGGACATGAGTTTTACAAATTTGAGTTTGAATTTGTAAATATTTCAGATTCAGATCAATATGTTTCTTCTATGGATTTTAACTGTTATGCGGATGGATATGATACGGAAAGCGCATATTCAAGCAAGGACAAAGATTTGGATGCAACATTATCATCTGGGAAGAAGACAAAAGGTGTTGTATGCTTTGAAATTCCAAAGGATGCCAAAGATATTTCTCTTGAATATGAAACAAACTATTGGAGTGAATCAAAGGTATGCTTTGAAGTTAAAAAGTAAATGACACTTAAGCCGTGGAAACACGGCTTATTTTAATTCCAAAATCGGATTGACACAAAATCAAAAATAGTCTATCCTTATTACTAAGGAAACAACCTTATCCGTGAAGAAGCGGATTACTTACTTGAACGCCATACTGTACGAAAGAGGAAACCAATGTGATTTCACAAGTGGCTTCCTCTTTTTTATTCAGATAAAAATGTATGGAGGTAGACACGAATGAAAAAATCACAACTTATGCTTAAGATTCAAAACAGCATTGAGGTATTTGAGAATCCAATATTCGGACAGATTAGAATGACCATGGTCGATGATGAACCATGGTTTGTTGGAAAGGATATATGCGAAGTATTCGGAGATACGAATTACAGAAGAAGCCTTTCAAATATTGATGATTCTGATAAGGGTGTGTCACAAATTGATACTCCAGGTGGAAAACAAAAAATGACGATTGTTAATGAAAGCGGTTTATATTCCTTGCTTTTTCAAATGCAACCGCAGAAAGCAAAGGGTGTGTCACAAAACGACTCCCTTATAAACGAAAGAAAAGAAAAACTTCATAAGTTCAAACGTTGGGTAACATCAGAGGTTCTTCCTACAATCCGTAAAACAGGTGGGTATGTCAATAATGATGAATTATTTATTTCTACTTACCTACCATATGCAGATGAAAACACTAAGCTGATATTTTCACAGACATTAAAAACTGTTAGAGAGCAGAACGAAACCATTAAAAGGCAGAAGAAAGAAATCATCCATAAGGAAGATGTTATTATCGGGCTTGTTGATGATATTGACTTGGCAACCAAGAGACAGCGGATAACGCAGATTGTCCGTTTCGGTGCCGATGGAAAGTATCAAGAACGCTATTCATTGCTTTATGGAGAATTTGAAAGGAAATATCACTGCAACCTTAAATCAAGGATGGAAGGATGCACACTCAAACCGAAAGTAAGAAACAAGATGGATTATATCGACAGGGAAATGGGAATGATTCCGCAGTTGTACGAAATCGCTTGCAAACTTTTTGAAAACGATGTAGAAAAGCTGAAATCTGAATGGGAATCAGTAGTAGCTTAAAATTTAATTAAATGGATAGCATCTACCAAACGGTAGGTGCTATTTTTATACCCATTTTTAGGAGGTAAACGATGGGATATGGCGGATATTTAGTAAAGTTTGGCAATTATACCATACCAAACAATTTAATAAAGCAGGACACGTTTAGTTCCTATGTAAACATGCAGGATAAAGACCCTTGGACGGATGAAAACGGATGTGAGCATCGTGATGCCGTGGAACTGAAAGCCCTAAAGGTTGAGTTTGAAACCAAAGCCATGCTGACCGAAAAGCAGTTTGACGATTTTTGGGAAAATATCGAAAAGAACTATACTAAGGCAAAGGAGCGCGGTGGATATATCACGGCATACGTGCCGGAGAAACGCGGATATGTGACACAGTACGGATATATCGCTGATATTCAGCCAACGTTCTATTCTGTGGCACATGGGAAGATAAAATATGACCCAATCAAATTTTCGTTTGTAGGTGGTGTATATGATAAATAGTAATTTGAAAGAAAAGTATTGGGATTCCTCGACAGATAAACAGACAGTCATATCTGTTGTTGGAACGAACCAGAAGATAGACAATTCGATGCTTGAAATCGGTACGTTTGCGCTAGAAGAAAGTCTTTGTTCGGAGTCTGAATTAAAATTTGGAGCGTGCGAAGCAAATTGCGTAAAATTCACAGCACGAAACACCGCAGGAAACATTATTGGAAAGACAATCTCTATTGAAGAAACGGTTGACGGAGATAGCGAAAATCCGATGCCATATGGAGTTTTTAAGGTTGCATCCGATGTTCCTACGGCTGACCGAACAAAACGGCAGATTACGGCATATGACGCGATGTATGACATTATCAATACGGATGTAAAGGCTTGGTATTCAGGACTTAGCTTTCCAATGACATTAAAGAAGTTCCGGGATAGCTTCTTTACGCATCTTGGAATTGCTCAAGTTGAAACAAACCTTGTCAATGATTCCATGACGGTCAATAAGACGATTGTAGCAACACAGACGGACGATTCAAGCGCGGTCACAGAAGAGTCCGCTATCAGTGGAAAAACCGTTGTAACGGCAATCTGTGAGATTAACGGATGCTTTGGTAATATCAACCGAGAGGGCAAGTTTGAGTATGTCTTTCTGAAAGCAATCACAAGCGCACTTTATCCGGCAGAAGATTTGTTTCCGGCAGACAACGTATTTCCGTCTGACGCAAACACAGAGTCCATGACCGGACACTACATCACGTTTGATTATGAGGACTTTCAAAGCAAGGCAATCACACAGCTTGAAATCAAGACAAGCGAGGATAATGCCGGTGCTATTGTTGGAACTGCCGGAAACAACTATTCGATTACAGGAAACTTTCTTGTATCAGACAAGACCGGAGCGGAGTTGGAACAGATTGCAAATAATCTATTGCCGATTATGAAACAGGCAGAATACACACCGATTAAAAGCTGCACTTGTGTCGGCAATCCGTGTCTGACACTTGGCGAACCCATCCGGTTCAATACTACAAGAGAAATCGTTGAAACGTATCTATTACAAAGAACACTAACCGGAGTGCAAAGCAAGAGAGATTCAATCTCCGCGCAGGGTACGCAGACGCACTCTGCAAAGGTTAATTCTATCAGAGATACGATTGAAAGCGTGGAAAGACGTACCGGAAAGTTAGAGAGGAACGCAGACCATCTTCAATCCACATACGAGGATTTAGAGGAACAGACAAATACCAAGTTTGAGCAGACCGCAAAAAGCATTTCCGCAGAAGTCAATCGTGCACAAAAAGCGGAAGGGCAATTAGACGCATCATTGGAATTGAAGTTAGGCAGAGATGAGAACGACCAAGTTATTTCGATGATCAATGCAAGCGCTGACCAGATTATGCTTCGTGGAAACAGGCTCATAATTGAAAGTAATAACTTCCAGCTTGACGGGAATGGACGAGTAACGATCATTGATTCTCTAAACTTTAAATCGACAGCGCTTGGTGACGACCTTACGATTATGGGTCTTGACGGAAGGGGCAGACCTATGCTGCAAAACATACTCATTGACCTAGACACTGTAACAGATTCAAACGAGGAAAACTTGGCAACTGAAAGTTATGTTGACCAATCTATTCCAAATATTCCGGTAAAAAATATAACGGCTTATCCAACAGGAACAACCAGCAACGCAACGATTAAAAAAGCAATTCGATTTTTAAATGTGATTGGTGGAGACAGCGGAACATATCAAATTCATGGCGAAGTATATACGATTGACACCGGATCTGATAGAAGAATCAAGGATCACATAACTGATTTGCCGGAAGAATTAGAATCCGCTTATCTAAAACTACATCCTGTTAAATTTAGATATAAGCCGGGGCTTAAATCTTCCGATAGCAGGCAATATCATTACGGCTTTATCTCACAGGAATTAGAAAAAGCCTTGTTAGATGTTGGTATTAGGGAACGCGACACGTCATTATATGAGTATCTTCCGGTTGATACGGACGAACACGTTGATTTATATGTCGATGATAAGCTGCATCACGTTAATTATCGAGAGCTTCATGCTATGCATGTTCAGATGATTCAAAAGCAACAAAAGGAAATTGAAGAGTTAAAGCGAAAAAACAAAAATTTGAGTGAACAGATGAAAGACTTTGAGCAACGATTATCCGCGTTAGAAAGGAAGTGAGCAGATGGCATATCAGAAAATCTATAGCCGCGAATATTGGGAGAATCTTCCAAGTGAAAAGACCGCAATTAATCGAAATAGGCTGAACAACATAGAGGGCGGCATTGATGCAATCGACGATCGTGTGTGCGCGCTTGATACCACAAAAGTTGACTTGACCAAAGCTAACGAACTTGTAAAGGAAATCCTTTGGGATGAATCCAACGGAACGCTGACGGTCGTTAAGATGAACGGTTCCAAGGCGGTCATTGATACCAAACTTGAAAAGTTGGCGGTAAATTTCAAGTACAATCCGCAGACACAACAGTTGGTAATCACGTTGGATGATGGCACAGTACAGAATGTGGATTTATCCGCGCTAATCACGCAGTACGAGTTCTTGGACTCTGATACGATTGCATTTGAAATCGGCAGTGACGGTAAGGTGTCCGCAATCGTGAAAGAGGGAAGTATCCAAGAAAAGCATCTGCGCCCGGATTATCTTGCAGATATCAAAGTGGAATCTGCCAAGGCTGTAAATTCTGCCACCAATGCAAAGACATCCGAAACCAATGCGGCAAAATCTGCTGCAGATGCCAAGGACAGCGCAGACCGAGCGCAGGGAATCGAAGACGAGATTAACAAGAAACTCACAATGACAGAATTTGATGTGAATGAGGATGGGGAGTTGATTTACACGGACAATTCTGCTTATAACTTTGTCGTTGACAATGACGGAAATTTGAATTGGGAGGTGGCTTAAATGGCTATAGCAGGAAGAGTAGCAATTGTGCCAAAAGGTGATTGGAGTGCAGATGCTACATATAAGAGATTGGATGCAGTGACTTATAACAATACGCTTTATTTTGCAAAAAAGGAAGTTCCGGCAGGAACGGCAACAAGCAATACGGAATACTGGTCTAAGTCTATCGTGGGCGGTGCTAGTGCGATTGCAACAACAGAGGATGCCGGAGTTGTAAAGCCGGACGGAAAGAGCATGAGCGTAGATGAGAGTGGAACGCTTAGTATTAACTTGGATGGAACCACAATTACATTAGATGAAGCAAAAAACGTCATAAAGTTGGCAGATACCTTAAAGGATAAAATCGGAAGCGCACTGCAACCGGAAAGTATCGTAAACAATCAAATCACAACAGAAGCTGGATTCGCACTTGACGCGCGGCAGGCTAACCCGAATATAGACGGCACGCTGGCGAAACAGGTGGCTGATTTAAACGGCAGTTTAGAGATACAAGGAGGAAAGGGTTGTACACTGGTGAATGCAACTGGTAGTGCATCATATATCCGTAATGGGTTCATGGCACAGGTGATAATGGAAATAACACCAACCAAACTAGAAAATGGTGCAATCCTTTTGAAAGGATTGCCAAGACCACAAAACTTTATATATATGACGCTACCAGCAATTAACGGTAACAACATACCATGTGTTATAAATGCTAATGGAGAACTTTCAATATATTACCAAGATGGCGGTAACAGTATTTCGAGAATAGACCATATCTTTTGTTATATGTGTATCTGATAAGGCTAATAAAGTTGCACTAAATATCATGAAATAATATTCCAATTCCCCCAAGTTCCTGTATCTTTAGTACGAACAGCTAATTTGCCATTGTATTGCCCAGCAATAGATACACCTATTTGAACCGCATAGCCACCACCTAGCTCAACAAATGGAATTGTTAAAAGTATCGTGTGGAAATTTGGAAACGGATTATTGGTAGAAGTATCATAATTGCTATTCGGTGGCATACGTGCAATTCCAGGGTCAGCGTTGTTCGCATCTTTTGTTTCTTTAATCGCATAAAATACAGTATTTAAACTGCCGTTTAACCAAAATTATCGAACAAACATTCGAACGTAACTTATAAACCATTTTTATTAAAGAAAGGAATTAAAAACATGGATAAAATTATTTTAGCCAACAAAACAGAATTTGAAATTGCCGATGGGGCAAGCCTCGGCAATATTCAGATTCTGTCAAAATCTTTTGATGGAATTAAAACAATCACAGATGCTTTCTCGGAAGAGAACATCTCAAAGGTCACATTTACACACAGTGACCAGATATCTGGCGAGTATGAGAATCTTAAGTATGAAGGATTCTCATATATGCCTAACATGGGCGAAGATGGCACAGAAGATGGTACATATACAGTAACCGTTAATCTGAGAACCAAGACGGAAATGGAGAAAGCAATCGATGAGTTGAAGGCAGGGCATGAAGCAAACGCAGAAGCAATCCAAGAACTGGCAAGCATTGCAACAGAAAGTGAGGTGTAGGATATGGTTAAATTCTACGTGAGACGTATTCTGGTAGACAAGAAAATGACGATTGATGAAGTGCCGATGCGTTGGCGTGCAAAAGTGCAAGAAGAGATTGAGAAACAGCTTACCGCTTCTCTGCAATGATGTTTTCTGTCGAAACTTGCGACCGAAAAATGTTGAAATCATGCATATTACAGTGATACTATGGACTTGTCCGAAAGGACACTTCAAGTTCTGGCATGGGTGGGGTTTGGCATGGCTCCGCCCATAATTGGGGATTGACTATGCCAAACACACGTTCTATAATGGGGTATAAGGATTGGGGGTTTTGTTATGGACTTTAAAAAGATGATAATTGAATTACTTGATAAAATCGATGATTCAAGGATTTTACGTTGTATTTATATTTTTATTTCTGACATTGTAAAGGAGATTGAGAAATGAAAAATTCAAAGCTTGAAATTCGTTCAGTTGATGAAAAAAGCATTTATTGCGAAGTTTTGATTGACGGTCATGTCGTGCATGGAGTGCGCAGTATACGATTTGAAAAGAAAGCGCAATCCATGCCTGTTGTTCACCTTGATTTTAATTGCATCAATATGTCAATAGACTCTCCGTTTGTTACAAGATTAGAAGGAAATGACGGAGATAGCGAGATTGAGATTAAATTTAAGAATCAAGACCACGCCATATAGGACATTCTGTTCTATTGCAGTGATAGGTTGCGTCGCTATAGGCGCAATCTATTTTACCAAGAGCATATTCATTGCCTTCTTGTGTGCCGCATGGGATAAATTCAATTCTAATATCTAAATTCTTATTTTCTTTATCACAAAAACCACGAACATTTCTATACATAACTATTCCTCACTCAATAAATCAATCAATTCAAAAACGTGCTTTTTCTTCTTGTCCGAAAGAGATAGAAGTTTTTCAATCTTACTGCTTAATTCCGCGTCTAAAACAATTTTCGATGCAAGATGAGTTGATTCATCTGAAAATGCGGAGTTTTCTTCGCCTGTCGTGAGGTATTCCATTGGTAAATTTAAGTATTGAGAAATCTTTTTCAACCTATCATTTGGGATAGAGCCTTTTTTAAGCCCTGCTATATATGCATTCCCAAATCCACATTCTTTTTCTAACTTTGATATGGCAATTCCACGTTCGCCACATATCTTTCTTACTCGTTCAACCGTATTCATATAATATCCTCCAATTTTTTAGAGAAAACCCTAAATTTAGGGTTGACAAATTAGAGAACAGTCTATATAATAGGCTTATGATTTAGAGGAAAGCCTAAATAAAAGATGTTCTCTGATAATTTTCTTAGCAGTTATTATTTTAGAATATTCTCTAATAAAAGTCAAGCTATTACTCTAAATATAAAAATTTATGAGTAAGGAGGTATGTAATTTGCTTTACGACAAAATCAAGCAACTTTGCAATGAAAAGGGTACAAACATTATGAGAGTCGAGAAAGAAGCAGGACTTAGTAATGCTACAATCCGCAAATGGAACGAATCTTGCCCTAGTGCAGAAAACCTTAACGCCGTTGCAAAGGTTTTAAATGTAACTGTTGATTCTCTTCTTAATTAGAAAGGGGCTAGAGAGTGAAAGAGATTAAGTCAGCAAATGACATAATTGTTGTTCCGGTTTCCTATTTTAATGGGATGGAAAAGGAATTGCAGAAGATTTTAAACAAAGTGGATATTCACGATATGGATGTCATGGAACAGGTTCTCCATATGCGGAAGTGGCTGAAAACCAAAACCGTATATGAAGAAACAAAGAGATTATATCCTAATCTCCGTTTGGAAAATATTTATTTGCTTTTACCACAAGAAGATAGTGAAGAAAGGGGTGATAAAGGGTGAAAGAAAAAAGATACCGGCTTTTAGACGAAGAAGGAAAAGCTGTAATTGTAAAGAAAGACAAGGATAGATATATCGGTCTTGATGAATTAGCGCAGCACATAGCAATGAATATTGTTGATGATTACCAAAGTATTTTGGATGGCGATAAGAAAATCGAAGATACAAACATTGAATTATCCGTCAAAGTTCTTACCGCCATTTCTCCGTTCATTAAAACATATTAGAAATGTTTTATGTTGCGGAATGGGTTTTCTGCCACCTCTACGCTGGATAATCGATTTTCTTCTTTCGGTAGAGATTTTTTGATTTCTTCGCAGTATTGGTCGTACTTGGTTTTGAAATCACCGAAAGAATCATTACATCCACAAATTTTAGCGATAGCGTAGGCAGATACATATTCATTGTTCAAAAATTCACCTCCCTTATTTGATGATAAGGGGATTATACCACAGAAAGGAGATTTATGAACGAATTACAGATTTTTAATAATGAAGAATTCGGAGAAGTCCGAACCGCAGTAGTAAATAGCGAGCCGATGTTTTGCTTGGCTGATGTTTGCAAGGCGTTGGGGTTGTCGCAACCGTCAAAGGTAAAGGAGAGATTAAACCCAAAGGGTGTGAATACTATTCCTACCCCTACAAATGGTGGTGAACAAAATCTTCTTTATATTAATGAAAGCAATTTTTACAAGGCAGTATTCCAAAGTCGAAAAGAGAGCGCAGAGAGATTTACAGAATGGGTAACATCAGAGGTTCTTCCGTCAATCCGCAAGAACGGTGGCTACATAGCAGGGCAGGAAACCTTGTCTGATGAAGAGTTACTTTCCAAGGCACTTATGGTGGCACAACGAAAGATTGACGAAAAGAACAACATTATTGCCATGCAGGACTCACGAATCCAAGGAATGATACCTAAAGAGATTTTCGCTGATGCGGTATCAGCAAGTCATACATCAATCCTCATTGGAGATTTGGCAAAGCTGATTTGTCAGAATGGTGTGCAGATAGGACAGAAGCGATTGTTTGAGTGGTTACGAGAGAATAACTTCCTTATTAAAAGCGGTACTTCTAGGAATATGCCAAAACAGAGATATGTGGAGCAGGGATTGTTCGAGGTTAAGGAAAGCAACATTCAGAATCCGGACGGTTCAGTAAGAATCACAAAGACAACGAAAGTTACCGGAAAAGGACAAGTCTACTTTGTAAACAAGTTTCTGAAAGGGGCATGAATGAAAAAAGTAATTCAATTCATTATAGGTGCGGTTGCAATGGAGTATTCCTTGGTTGCCGCGTGTTATATGGATAGTGAGGACGCGGTCGGGAATATGGCGGCTATTAAATTTGTAGCCGGGGCAGTAATTGCGGCAATCATGTATTACTGGTCGGAAGTAGACCGAAAGAGAGCCGAACTCGACAAGCGAATTAAGAGAAAGCGCAGAATGAGAGAGGATGCATGGTAGACGTTGTGTATATAAGTGGCACGAGATGTTCCACGGAAGAAAAGCGTATGCTTGCTGAACTTTTGGCAGGGAAACGAAAGAAACAGAATGATAAAGAAAATTTTGAAAAGGTTCTTGACAGAGAAATGGAGAGGAGAAGCAATGGAGAACAGAATAACACTGATAGGTGATGTTGTATCAGCACCAAGGGAAAGTCATAAATCAAATGGTAAGAATTTTTATAAATTTTTTATCGGAGTTGAAAGAAGAAGTGGTGTTGCAGATATACTTCCGGTACTGTTCGACAAAGAAATCAGCGATACAGGAATCAGCGGAACGGTATGTGTCAATGGGAAGATAATTACCAGACGTGTAAAAACCGGATCTGGAAAAGCAATTCTTATGTATGTTATGGCTGATACAATCACAAAACCAGAGGATGATAGCCCTTTGAATGAAGTAAGTCTTGATGGAATTATTGAGGAAAAGCAACTTAGAGAAACACCACTTGGCCGTAAAATCTGTGATGTGAAACTCAAAAACGTAAGAGAAAACGGAAAAGAGGATTTGATTACTTGCATCGTATGGGGAAAGTGTGCAGAATATACAGACTCACTTGCTTTAGGCGATAGGGTAAGCACATACGGCAGATTACAAAGCCGGAGATATAAGAAAACGTGTAAAGATGGTCACGTTGTGGAAAAAGTTACATATGAGTTATCAATAAAAGGAATCGTGGGGGTGTAACATGAAAAAGGAAAATTACGTCTGTGTTCCAAGGGAAGAGTACAACGAACTGATTGAGTGCAAGTTGCACATAAATATGTTGCACGAATACATTACAAAAGAACACGAGGACAATATCAGATTGCGCGGTTGTAAACAGGGTACAACAGATATGCTGACAATCGAAACTTTGAGTGGATACACGGAGAACGAAAGGTATTTTGATAGACTGAAAAGAGAATTTAAAGAAAGGGTGAGACAAAAATGCGAATGATTTTAAAATCGTTACATATTGAAAATTTCAAAGGGGTAAAGGATAAGACATACGAATTTGGCAAGACAACAAGGGTTTCCGGCATGAACCGGAGAGGAAAGACCACAATCGGGGAGGCATGGTACTGGCTGACGTCTGATAAGAACTATGAACTTGTCAGCAATCCAAATATCAGACCGGACAATGTAGAAGATTGCATTCCGACTGTTACTGCAAATGTCGGTGTAGACGAAAAAGAAATCACTCTTTCCAAGATGCAGAAGCGAAAAGTCGGAAAGCCGGATAAAAATGGAGTTTCGAAAGTTACTATCGCAAATACATATGAGATCAATTCTGTGCCTAAGACAGAACGTGATTTTAAGGCATATCTGGAAGAATTAGGGTTTGAGTTTGATAAATTCCTCATTTGTTCGCACCCGAATGTGTTCACTAAGGATTTGTCGTTAAAGAAAAAACAGGATGAAATGCGCAAATATTTATTCACTATGGCAAGCGAAAAAACAGATTTAGAGATTGCACAAATGGATAAAGAAACTGCCGATGTTGCAAAACTACTTGAATCTTATAAATTCGAGGAAATTGAAGCCATGAATAACGCTTCCAAGAAAAAGGCGGTTGAGCAGTTAGACGCTATTCCAAATCAGATCATCGGGCTGGAGAAAGCAAAGGTTGATGTGGATGTGGCAGAGCAGGAGTTATTAAAAGCCGATTTAGAGAGAAAGATTGAAGCACTTGAAGATTTAATGGCGAAATCTGATGTTCGGATTGATGAAATGCGCAGCGAAGAAATGCATTGTCAGTTTGAAATGTCAGCTATTGCGCAGACCATGAATAACGAACTTTCAAGCAAGAAACGCGAGATCGAAAACCACAAATATGACCACGAACGGAAGTTAGAGGATGTTCGTTCATCTATCAGAAAAGCGCAGGATTCCATTGAAAGAAATAAGAAAACAATTTCCGAACAGACTATTAAGAAAGCCGACCTTGTAAAAAAGTACAAAGAGGAAAAGGAAAAGAAGTTTGATGATTCCAAGTGGGTATTTGATGAAAATAGCGCTGTTTGTTCACTGTGCGGTCAGAAGTTGCCAGAAGATAAAATAGAGTCTTTAAGAGCCGATTTTTCGCAGAGAAAGGCAGATGCAATCGAAGCATTTAATGAAGAACACGCGAAAACACTTGCCATGATTGTTGATGACGGAAATGCGTGTGCTGAAATGATTAAGAAGCTGACCGAGAACAATAAAGAATTGGAAAACACAATTAACACATTGAAACTGAATGAAGCGGAAGAAATTGACATTATCAAAGGATTTGATGAACAGATTTCTAAGATTCCGACTTGCGCTGATTATATGCAGAATGCGGAATATGTCAAGTTAAAGGCTAAACAGGATAAGTTGCTTGCTGATATTGCGGAGTTAGAATCCAAGGGCGCAGATAAGGTGGCTGATTACGCAAAAGCTGATAAAGCAAAATTAAAGAGCCAGCTTGATGAAGTAAATAAGATTATTGCACAGGCTGAAAACAATGTTCGCATTGATGAACAGATTGCAGATATGCAACATAAGCAGAACGAGTATGGACAAGCAAAGGCAGATGCCGAGAGGATTCTTTATCAGCTCAAAGAAGTTTCAAAACGAAAGAATAAGTTACTTGTTGAAGAAATCAATCAGCATTTCGGTATTGTACGTTGGAAGTTGTTCGATTTCCAGAAGAACGGAGAATATAAGGAAGTTTGTATTCCTACGGTGCTTGATGAAGAAACCGGCATTTATAAGGTATTCGGGGAAACAACAAACACTGGCAGGGAAATTGAAGCGAAGATTGATATTTGCAACAGTTTTCAGAAGTTCTTTAATATGTATGTTCCGATTTTCCTTGATGGTGCAGAAAGTATCAATGACGAATACGTACCGGCTGTTGATACGCAGTTAATTCTTCTGACAGTATCAGAGGATAAACAGTTGAAAGTGGAGGGTGTGTAGAATGTCAAGAGTTGGTACAAAGAACAACATCACACAGCCGGATGCACGGTGTATGTCATGCAAGCGTTGGAGAAACGCAAATAAAGGGTTTTGGGGAGGAGACGGACATTGTTCTCTTCCGTATTGCGAGAAAGACGCGAGAAATAAAGGAAAGAGAGGTTACAGATAAATGCAGTATATCAAAGCGAAATTTCCAAACAGTACAAGAAGCTACGTGTATCGCACCGAGGATTCTGTGAAAGCTGGCGACACGGTTGTAAATGCAAAGGGTGCAAAGCTGACGGTTACAGATGAATCAGTTGATATGAAGTGGGTGGAAACCTACGGTGCTGATAAGGTGGCAATTGTGAAGAAGTATGAAGAGCCGGTAGATGCCGGAGAAAGTGAGGAATAAATTATGATTAAATCAGATTTTGGAACAGTAGAGGTAACCGGTTTTAAACCGGTTGTAATGGCAGAGTTCGTGTCACTGTTAGAGGTTTTAAAGCACGAGCTTGGGAAAGAAGATTACAACCGCATTTTACAGGATGCGGACAATACAAAGAAGTCCGGTGATGAACCGGAAGAAAAGGAAGTGGACTTTGAGCCACATTTAGTACCGTCGGATGGAACTGTCGACTACGGACGTATCGGAGAAGAAACGAACATTTGTGACATTACAGGGGAAAATTTGAGCGTTGGAGATACAGTAAATTTATATGCCATTGAGGACAACGGACAGGTTCCATTCAGAGGGGAACATTCGATTGTGAAATACGATAATTCGGAGTTTGTGATGGGAGTGAGCGGAAGCAAATTCAACAGGGGATTTAGCAACAATAATTTTGAGTGGCTCATCATTCTGAACAGACGGCATAAGGAAATCAAAGACGGAGAAACGGTGGATTGTATTAAGTACATTAAATCAGAAAGGGCAGGTAAGTAATTATGGCAGAGAAAAACAGTTTAGAGGTACAGAAAGTCAACACTGCGGTCAGCCAGTGGACTAATTCAATCACGAACCTTGTTACAAAGGATTTTGAGTTATGCGGTGTGCCGTATGATGATTATTCAAAGCAGTGCGCCATGTCAGCTATGACAAGCATTTATCAGCTTGTTAAGGATAGCGATAAAATCAAGGATTTAAACGGACTTGATACATCAAATCTGCGTGAGGTTGTCGGTCAGTGCGCAAGTCTTAAACTTAATGCAAATGCAGTGCCGAGAGAGTGCTATTTTCAGCTTAGGACAAAGAAGTCCGGAGACAACTATGTGCAGGTTGTAGAAATGGGAATTGAGGGAGACGGCAACGATGCATTACTTCGTAATTATGGAGAGAATGTAGATACCGTATATCCTTGTTGGCTTGTTAAAGATGGGGACGAGTTTTCATATCCAAAACATAAAGGTATCGAAATGACACCGCCAGAGTGGGAAGAAATGGGACAGTCGCAGAAAGTTGTCCGTGTTGTTTATCCTCTGAAATTAAAGGACGGCACATTTCAGTATCTGATTGCAGAGAGAGACGGTGTAAAAGTCAATCTGTTTGCCCATGTGCGAAACAATCTGATGAATGAGACTTTTGGTATCTGCCAGAATCGTTACAAGGCATCTGCTGAACAGTTAGGCAAAATCAAGGCTAAGAAAGAAGAAATTTTCGATGCTTTGAGGAAATGTGCAACCGTTGATGAAATGTTGGAATGTGAAGTTGCAAAGCCTTATATCAGCGCAGCATGGCTTGATACGCCAGAATCTATGATTGTTCGCAAGATGCGTAACAATGCAATCAAGAAGTATCGCAAGGACTTTAACAGTATGGCAAAGCAGTCATTCAATCAGCTTGATGAAACCTATGTGCAGACGCAGGAAGAAATTGCAGAGAACGCCAATTCCGAACCGTTTGTCGTAACTGAATCCGAAGCAACCGAAAGTGCAGCAGTCGAGCCAGAGAAGGTAGCCGGAGAAGTTGCTGAGAATGACGAGAACGTACCGGACTTTATGAAAGATTAGGAGGTTGCCATGAGAGTTATATCACAGGACGGAACGCTTGATATGCCATACGAAGAGGTGATTATTCAGAGATTCAAGTCAAGGATTTATTTCCTGAACAAAAACTTAACAGGTGTTGAGTCGCTTACTGATGACATGCAAATTGCTGAATATTCCACCGAAGAAAAAGCGAAGAAAGCCATGGAAGAATTGAGATATGCCTATATGTGTCACAGCCTTGTAAAGATGGGGCAGACACCGCCAGATGGAATTGACGAAAATATTGACGAAAAACTCACTATGGGTTTGAGCGGAGTATTTCACTTTCCGGCAGAGGAAGAATTGGAGTAGGGTATGGAGGTTTTATCGTTTTTAGATGCAGTTCAACGCGATATGGCTGATAATATCTACAACTTTTGTAAAGATGGAAAGTGTAGCCAATGCGGTAATTGTTGCAGTAACTTGCTTCCTATGAGCCAAAAGGAAATTGATGTTATTCGCCGGGTATATACGCAAGAAGCATATCAAAGAGTGCCGGCATATCGCGCCGGCAACGGTAGCCTATGACATGACTTGTCCGTTTCTTGATACAGGAAAAAGTTGCGAAAAGTGCCGCATTTATCCGGTTCGACCGGAAATATGCAAGCAGTTTATTTGTGACAATGAGCAGAGAGCAAAGCACAACCGGAAGTTGCTAGGGCAGACACGAGACATTGTTGATGTAAGAGAAGAATTTTTCGGAAAGTGAGGTGGTATATTGGTTGAGGAATGGAGATGGGTAAAGGGCTTTGAGGGTGTATATCAAGTATCAAACCTTGGAAGATTGAAGAGTTTCAAAAAATATTCTGACGGTTATATTCTTTCTGAAAGGAACGAAAAGGGAGGATACCTGAGTGTTGTCCTTTATGATTCAATTCAGAAAAAGAGACGTTGTACTAGAATTCATGTGTTGGTGGCAGAGTCTTTTATCGGAGAAATTCCTAAAGGTTACCATGTTCATCACATTGACGACAACAAGCAGAATAATGTTGTTACCAACCTTGAAATTATACATCCAAAGAAACACCGAATAGAAACACATAGACAACATCCACAAATCAGTACAGGAATGATGAATTACAATAAGTTTGAAAGACCTAAACATATTTTACAGTATGATTCAGATGGACATTTTATCGCTGAATATGCAAATGGACAAATTGCAAGCGAACTTACGGGAATTTGTCAAAGAAATATCTTGCAGGTGGCAAACGGAGAAGAATACAAACCGGGGAAGATAAGAAAACAAGCCGGTGGGTATATTTGGAAACTAAAGGAAAGTGAGGTGGTTTAAATGCTTATGCGTTGTTGCGGTTCATCATCAGCAGGCAACAGTTACGCTTTAATCAGCAACAGTGGCGAGATTCTTGCCATTGAAGCCGGATGCAAATTTCTTGATTTTAAGAAAATGATTGATTGGCGTATTTCTGATGTCGCAGGATGTATCGTCTCACATGAGCATGGTTAGGAGACCATGCGCGATACATAAAAGATTTCATGAAATCCGGCATTCCGGTTTATACGGCATTTGAAACACAGACTGCACTTGAAACCATAACCGGAGAACGTACAGCACCTATTCCACCGCGCAGACCACGGCAAATCGGCAGTTTTACAGTAACTCCCTTCAATGTACCGCATGACACGGAAATCGAGTGTTATGGCTATTTAATCGAGCACGAGGAAATGGGCAAGCTGTTATTCTTGACCGACTTGGAATATTGCAGATATGACTTTTCCGGCATGAAGGTTGAGCATATCATGGTTGAAGCCAATTATAGCATGGATTTGGTAGACCGGAATGAGCCAAACTATGAACACCGTTTGCGAGGTCATATGAGCCTTGATACGGCACTTAAATTTATTCAGACGAACGACAACCCGGCTTTACGAAATGTCGTTTTAATACACTTATCGGACACAAGCGGAGATCCCGCGTTATTCCTACAACGAACGAAAGAAACAATTGAATATGGAGCGAATGTTTATGTTGCAGAAAAAGGACTAGAGGTTGATATGAACCTTTGTCCGTTCTGATTGGTTGAAACACCTTGGCGAAAGCCTAAAAGAAACTATCTTGTTTGGCGAATAGTTATCACAAACCTTATTGAAAGCCATGTTTTGGCGGTGCGTTTACCGCGCCGCCCTTACAAAAGATTGGAGGTAAAAATTGAAATTATGTGAATACTGTATGGCTGAATTTGAGCCGAAGCGACCAGATCAAAAATACTGCAGACCCAAATGTGCAAAAAGATACGCACAGTTTAAGAATTTTAAAAAGGCTGGAAGAATTGTGTATACAAGAATATGCCCGAAATGTGGCAGGATGTTTATGACGATAGATGAACGCAAAGTTGATTGCCAAGACTGCATCGGCATTGACATTAAAGAACGATTGAGAAAGCCAAAGAAAAAGGATGATGCAATCAAGGCTGTGAATCACATGGCGCGCGCTTCCGGCATGAGCTACGGAAAGTTTGTGGCTCAAATGAGCATGGAGCAGTTAGAGAGGAAGTGATTGGATGGATTATAAGAAATTTAGACAGGCAAAAGCCATCGAAGCTAAAAACAAGCAGAAATGGCTTGCATTGAATCCAAGGCTTGATGAATCAAGCGGAATCTATATTTTGACAAGGCAGGACGAAAATGGGTTTAGATATGCCTATGTGGGGCAGGCTAAGCATATTTTAACCAGATTGTCGCAACACCTTTCTGGGTATCAGCACATAGACCTTAGCTTGAAGTCTCACGGACTGTATTCAGAGGATAATCCGTATGGATGGAATGTAACATCAGTACACTGTCCGATAGGAGAACTTAATGAACTTGAGCAGTATTATATTAAGTATTGTGCAGACAAAGGTTATCAGCTTCGAAATAAGACGAGTGGATCACAGGGCGAGGGTAAAGCTAAGATTGATGATTACCGTCCGGCAAAAGGCTATTATGACGGCATTAAGCAGGGCAAAAAGAGTCTTGCCAAGGAATTATCGCATATCGCTGAAAAGCACCTTGAAATCCGCTTGAAGCCGGAGAAACAGGGCAATAAGGTTTCCGAGAAACAGTATGAAAAATTCATAAATTTATTAAAGGCAGGAGAGACAAATGGGCGAGATTAGAGCAAAACTGGTTCGAAAATATGAAAATGATGTTGCATGGTATTTTGACGAGTACGAATTAGAGTGTATTGAATGCGGAGCGCATTATATGAGCGGTCGCTATAATAGTCGAACTAATCCTTATTGTCCAATTTGCAGGAGAAAACATGAGAGAGAAAGGCAAAAGAAAAGCAAACTTGCAAAAGCTACAGCATTACGAAATCAGATAGTAGATAGCTTTGTTGATGATTTTTGCAATTACATAGACGAAAAATATCATCGCTTTGCAGATGATGAACGTGTGGAAATGCATGAGTTCGCAAATAAGTGGAAACAGGAGAAACAGGAACGATAATTCTCTAAAAACAATATAAGAAGTTTATGACACTGATTCACGCAAAAAGGGGGCACAGAATGAACGTAGGAAATCAAGCCTGCATAGGTCAAATGAGCCTGTTTGACTTATTTCCAACAGAACAGAGCGAGAATTTTAATCCCATTTCTGCATACGCAATGAAAGGTTCTTTATCTCAAGGCGGAAAGCAACGTATCTTTGAATACTTCTTGGCAAACAAGAACAAGAAAGACAGGATCGCATTCTTGAAAGAAGAGTATGGGATTGGTGGTTTTGGGTTTATGACAAACGAACCGTATGTTGTCCACGATGCTAGGCACGATGCCAAGTCACATGAAATCGAGTATAACGGTGGCAATGGTGTAAATTGGAAAATGAGTATTTCGTATGCGCAATTAGAGAATGAAATTGATCGCTTAATTACAGAAGATAAATATTTGGCAAAAGGAGAGTGATTAAATGGCAGAAGTCAAGTGGATTAAGATCACAACAGATGTTTTTGACGATGAAAAGATTCTGCTGATTGAGAGTATGCCGAGTGCGGATAGCATCATTACGATTTGGTTCAAACTTCTTATTCTTGCCGGAAAACAGAATAACAACGGTGTGTTTATGATGAGCAACAAATTACCGTTCACGGATGAAATGCTTGCCACCATTTTCCGCAGAGATTTGAACACGGTAAGACTTGCACTTAAGACCTTTGAAGAGTTTGGAATGATTGAAGTTGTTGACAACGTGATAACGATTCCGAATTGGAATAAGCACCAAACGCTTGACGCTTATGAGAAGAAAAAGGAACGTGACAGGCTATATCAGCAGAACCGGAGAAAGAAGCAGAAGAACCTAATTGAGCAAAAATCGCCCGATAAATCGTCTGATGTCGCTGTTTCAGATAAAGAAGAAGAAAAAGAAGAAGATAAAGAGAAAGAAAATATAAAAGAAAATTCGCTGTCGACCGATTCCGGAGATTTTTTTGATTTTGACGATGCATGGAAAAAGACTTTTAGTATATACCCCAAGAAAACAGCGTACAGTACCTCTAAAACAGCTTGGATGGATAAAGTGCTAGAAGTTATCGAAGAGAACCAACCGGACATTGCACGGCTGTTATACAAAGCCACAGAAGCATATTTGAGTGACTATCAAGAAAAGAACCCGGACGATACGGATTTTCGGTACATTCCAAAATATGTTGATTGGCTGAAAAATGATTGCGACTATTGGTTGCAGATCGCAGAGAAACGAGGTGATTGCAGTTGACAGAAGCAGAGTTCGGAGTGATCGGGTGCGTATTGATTGACAATGATGTGTTAAATAGTATCTGGCGGACACTGAAACCGGAAATGTTTAGTTCGGATTTTGCGCAGGACACATACAAGGAAATGCTTGCCATGTATGACAGGAATGAAAGCATTGATCCCATGTCTTTGTCAATGGCACTTGAGAATCACAAATACACCCAGGAACAGATTAGCGAATTGATGAAATCCTGTATTACCGGAACAATCACTTCAACCATGGTTAAAAGTTATGCCGATGCGGTTTCGAAAGAATACAAAGCAAGAACGGTTCGTGACATGTATCAGAAATCCAGTTTAAAACCATGTGACATTGATGATACAATCAGCGATCTTCTTACAAGACTTGAACATTTGCAAGAGGGGAAAGAAGTAAAGTTAAAACCAATGAAGCAGATTTCAGTTGAGAATAAAGACAAATATTTCAACGAAAGTGTTGGAGAGGGCGGTATAAAAATCGGGTTATCGCAACTTGATGATGCGCTTGGAGACCTTGAACGCGGTGACGTAACAGTAATTGCTGCAAGACCGGCAGTTGGAAAATCCGCACTCACAACGCAGATTATTGGGAATATGGCAAAAAGGGGACTTAAAGTTGCGTATTTCAACTTGGAGATGAGTGATAAACAGGTGTATGAGCGATTTATTTCAAGGATTGCGGAAATCGGCTTAACGAGAATCAGAAGAGCAAAAGCGTTTCTTGGCGATGAGCAGGGAAAATTTAACCAAGCAAATGAAGAAATGAGTGATTATCAATTATGGATTGCATCCGGAACTGTATCTCCGAGAGAGATAAAGTCAGAATGCAGGCACCAAAACTTTGATGTTATCGTTGTCGACTATCTGCAATTGCTTATGCCGGATAACAGATATTCTGGAAGAAATGAAGAAGTAGCATCAATTTCAAGAGGTTTAAAATCGGTTGCAAGAGACTTAAATACCCATGTGATAGCACTTTCGCAGATAACAAGGGCTTCCGAAAGCAGAGACACAAAAGAGCCTACCATGGCAGAGTTGAGGGAATCCGGGGCAATCGAACAGGATGCATCAAACATAATTATGTTGTGGAATCTATCAGACAATGACAAGGGAGCCAAGGGTGTAAAAATCGAGAAGAACAGACAGGGAATGACAATGCGTGAAGCAATGGAATTTGATGGAGATCACATGAAGTTTGTTGAAATCGAAAAACCACTTGATGATGTTGTTGCGGAAATCAAAAAGAAAGAACGTGGGGACGGATTCAAACCATACAATGGCGATTGTCCGTTTTAGAGGTAGCGGATATGGCAAGTGCAAAGATCGAAAAGGGTTCGGAAGAATGGCAAGTATTTATGGATTATTGGCAATTCATTCAGAAATACTATTCACCGGACAGCACTGATTCTTGGTGGGATGAAGTTGTAAAAGCCGGAGAATCATTGATAAACAAATACAAAGGCATGGAGATTGAAGAGCGCGCAAGACAGCTTGTATTGAGTCATTTTGCATGGTTGGAAATCACATGCAGAAAGGAGAAATCAAAGAAATGAGCAATGCGTTGAGACGGAATAAAAAGCCAACATTTTACACAAAACAGGAAATGCGGATTATCGGGCGAAATGATTTTGAAAAGAGAAATTCTGATAAGGTTATATCAAAATCATACAAAGATTTTGTCGTGATTGGGTACATAATTCTGCATGACAAATTTGGGTTCGGACAGGCAAGAATCATCCGGTTGCAGGATTTTTTGAAATCCTACTTAGATGAAGCAGCATCCGGTGGAAAGAATGGCAAGGACTTGGCTGTTTACCTGAAAAGTAAATACGGAATCGACATCAAAGAGGAAATCGGAAAAATTCCACAGAGACAGTTAATGAATATGTATGCAAAGAAAGGTTTTTGCATCGAGCGTGAAGCCTACAGGCTTTCCAGCGCATCTTTGTTTAACTATTTTGCATTCACGCTTACGATTCTGAAAAAGGAATTTAAGCTGTCTGTGAAACAGTTACAGTATTTCACGGACAAGTTCATCGACTACATTGACACACTGGCTAATTACAAGCAGTTTCAGTTGACTGTGCCGATGATAGCACAGAGTTTGGCGGATGAGATTAAGTTTGTATGTGATTTGGAGGTTTAATATGACGAATAAAGAAAAATACGGAAATGAGATTATAGAACTTGCGATAGACGAAGGAGTGCTTGCATTAAAGAATGGAGAGCCTGCGCTTTGCGCGGAAATTAAATGTGAAGATTGTGATTTCCATAAATCTAATTCGTGCGAAGAAAGTGTGTATAATTTCCGAGAATGGCTTAATTCGGAATATGTTGAGCCACCTGTTGATTGGAGCAAGGTTGCAGTCGATACGCCGATTTTGGTAAGAGATAACGAATGTGGCAACTGGAATCGGAAATATTTCGCAAAATACGAGAACGGAATGTTGTACGCATGGGCAGATGGTACAACATCGTGGAGTGCGTTCTGTAGTGACGATATGACCAGATGGAAATTCGCAAAGCTGGCAGAAAGTGAGGAATAAGCATGGAGAGATTAACAATACGTTCAAAAAACAGTGATATGGTTTGGTTTAAGGATGCAGAGAATGGTAATGCACACCTTGAACCATGTGAAATGACTGCACATCATAACAGAATGGCACTTGATAAGCTTGTCACTTACGAGGATGCAGATGAACAGGGATTGCTTCTGCGGTTGCCAATCAGCGAAGATGCACCAGTGTATTCCATCGAGTATTGTTGCGGAAAAAACAAAAGTAATCGGTCTGGAATGTGTTTTAGAGGATTTTGCGAGAATTGTAGTGATAAGGCGTACTACATACGCGAAAGCGTAGCTAAACAATGCAGCATTTGCGAAATTAATAAATCGGTATTCTTTACTCGTGAGGAAGCAGAAGCCAAGCTGAAAGAAATGGAGGAAAATCAATGATTAAAGGAAAGAAAGTAGTAATGAACGACAAATACTATGTGTCAGAGAAAAATAAAGGCAAGATTTTTGAAGTTACAAGTGAGCCGTATAGTGTATACGGAACCGTAGTTGTAAAGCTGAAAGGCTTAAGCGGCTGTTATGCGTTGGATGGATTAGATGAGGTGAAGGATGGAAGATAGATATTTATTCAAGGCTAAGTTTGATGATTCCGACAGATGGGTTAAAGGGCAACTTGTTGAAGTAAATGACACTTATTTGATTATTCCGAATCATGCAAGCAAAATATTAGCCGGTTGGTTTTCAACATCAAATATTATAGAAGTAAAGAAAGATACAATCTGCCAATGCACAGGCTTAAAAGACAAGAACGGCAAGCTGATTTGGGAGAATGATATTGTAAAAATAAATAATAGCAAGGTGAATACGCTTATAACATTTAGGGATTTTGAAATTATATGTACAATTCCTAACGAAAAATATTATAAGCACAGACTTGAATATGATACTGAATATGAAGTTATCGGCAACATATTTGACAACCCGGAATTGTTAGAAAGTGAGGAATGACATGACAGAGAGTGAAGCAATTAAGATATTGAAGAAAGATAGTTGTTATGAATGCGCACAAGGCACAGACAGCCCGTTTAATTGTGAATATGGGGGATGCAGGGTTGCGAAAGCTACTAGAGTAGCAATACAGGCACTTGAAGAAGTAAAACAGTACCTCGCAATCGGCGCACCGGAAGAATGCCGGGCGGCGGTTAAGCAGACGGCGAAGAAACCTATATTTAACCATAACCTTAGTGATACTCTTTCTGTATTCCATTGTGAATGTGGAAACACAATCAAAGTCAGTCACGATATAGGAATAATGAATAACAACAATGCACCAAATTACTGTAGTAAGTGCGGTTGCAAGTTGGATTGGAGTGATGAAGAATGATTTTTCAATCGTACATAAATTTCTTTCTGCTAATACTTATAGCCATTAGGTTAGATATTCTGACAGAATTTGGAGTTAAACTTTTTTGCATTCTGTCAGTTGTAGCGATGATTGGACATGAGATTTTTGATTATTTGAAAAGAGGAGATAAAAAACGATGGGACTGATTGATGCAGACGCACTAAAAGAATATTGCATGAATGCGAGTAAATCTGATGATGATTTTAGGAGAGTGAGTTTGGCAACATTGGCAAGCGTGATAGATGCATAGCCGACCGCCTACGATGTGGACAAGGTTGTGGAACAGTTGGAAGAATGGACTTTTAACGCAGATGTGAACATTGGTGACGGAACGATGATGAACCATAACTTGATAGTAAGCAAAAATGCAATCGAGATTGTGAAAGGCGGTGGAGTAGATGGTTAATTTTGACAGATTTGACTTTCTTGTTGATACACAAGATGTATATATTCTCCCGACAATTAGGATAAGCACACAGCATGAAATGATTGATAAAAATTTCAACATTCAGATTCATTTTGCAGTATTTCATTTTAGATGGAGGTGGGTAGATGGCAATTAAACCGATTTTATTTAACACCGAGATGGTTCGGGCAATTCTGGACGGACGGAAGACTTGCACCAGACGTGTGATAAAGCCACAACCTACGGCGCGTTATGGAGCACAGTGCATAAAGCCACCATATCAATCGGGCGATATTCTGTATGTCCGGGAAACATGGAAAAGAGCACTGAATGGTTACTATTATTATGAAGATTGGCAAAGAGATGATATTGCCGATATTACGAAGTGGAAACCATCCATCCACATGCCGAAAGAAGCCGCACGTATCTGGCTTAAAGTTACGAATGTGAGAGTGGAGCGGTTACAGGATATTACATCGGAGCAGATTTACAGAGAGGGTGTAGAGGTGGAATATCCTCATGTGTTGAATGGAGAAGAAAAAAGATATGCGTTTTCAACTCTTTGGGATAGCACCATCAAGAAAGCTGATCTTGACCGCTACGGTTTGGATGCGAATCCTTGGGTATGGGTGATTGAATTTGAGATGTGCGAGAAACCGGAAGGAGTGTGAGGTATGAGTAAAAGCAGAGCTAGTAAAATGAACGGCTATCGTAGCATGGTAAGCCGGCAGAAAAATGATGTTTTTAAGTTTAAGCCTAAGAAGAAAAAGAAAGGGTGATTCAGAATGAAGATTTTAAGCAAGAAGAAATACAATAAACTCATTGAAGATCTTGAGGAATTGCAGAAAAAGGTCGATGAACTCAAAAGGATAAACGAGAGTATCGGGAAAAAGCTGGAAGATAAAAAGACAAGTTGCAAATTGAACAATGGCAAGGATTTCTGCTTTAAATGCGAAAACTCTTACAGATACAAGACATATTGGGGAGGAATGGAAACCGAAAAATGCGGTTGCTTGCTTGATGTGTCTTGCGAGGATTTTAAGAGAAAAGAAGATAACTAACTAAAAATCAAAGAAAGGAATAGGTTGTGCGCACATAAAACCGAGGTTTCCTTTTGGTAGATTTAAAATGTATAAAAAGAAGATTAAATGCGAGATATATCGTGATTCAATGCAGAATTACAAGAAATATGCAATACCGCCAGCACAGTTGATTATAGCTGATGTTCCTTATAATGTCGGAAACAAATTCTATGGCAGCAACCCTATGTGGTATAACGGTGGCGATAACAAAAAACGGAGAGAGCAAACTTGCAAAGAAAGCGGTTTTCAATTCGGATTTTAATTTCAACCTGTATGAATACTTCCATTTTTGCTCAAAAATGTTGAAGAAAGAAGATACAAAGCCAATCGCAAGAGGTCGGAGCAGTAATAGCCCTTGTATGATTGTATTTTGCGCATTTGAGCAGTTGTCAACATTGATTGCGGCGGCGAAGAAACATGGATTCGTTAATTACATACCGCTTGTATTCTGTAAAAATTACAGTCCACAGGTGCTTAAAGCGAATATGCGTATCGTTGGCGCTACGGAATATGCACTTGTACTGTACCGAAATAAGTTACCGAAATTCAGAAACGGCTTGCAGATTGATGAAAACGGAAAGAGTATCAGAGGTACAGGACACATGGTTTTTAATTGGTTTACTTGGGAGAAAGACGGAAAAGATATACCGAAAATTCATCCAGCGCAAAAACCCGTGGCAGTCCTTAAAAAGCTGATTGAGATTTTTACAGACGATGGAGATGTTGTTATTGACCCTTGTTGCGGTAGCGGTAGCACGCTAAGAGCCGCCGCAGAGCTTGGCAGAAGTGCATACGGATTCGAGATTGACAGAAACTTTTACGAGCGTGCAAAGAATGAAATGTTTGTATTTGAAAATGATAATCAAATGGATATAAGTGATTTTATATAAAGGAGCGCAAAATGTTAGATTTTGGATATTACAACATGGATTGTATGCAGGGGATGAAAGAAATTCCCGACAAATATTTTGACCTTGCGATTGTAGACCCACCATATGGAATTGGAGAAAATGGGGATAAAAACCATACAAGAGGTAAACTAGCGAGAGCAAAGAATTATAAGGCTTTTAGTGGAATGGATTTAAAGCCACCAAGCGAAAAATACTTTGATGAACTTTTTAGAGTTTCAAAAAATCAAATTATATGGGGCGCAAATCATTTTATCAGCAAAATGCCGTTTGATAGTAGTTGTTGGATTGTTTGGGATAAAGATAATGGAGATAACGATTTTGCTGATTGTGAGCTTGCATGGACTTCGTTCAGTACTGCAGTAAGGCAAATTAAATATAGGTGGGCTGGAATGCTTCAGCAAAACATGAAGCGTAAAGAAAATCGCATACATCCAACGCAGAAGCCCATTGCACTATATGAATGGTTATTAAGCAGATATGCAAAGCCTAATGACATTATACTTGATACTCATGTAGGCAGTGCGAGTAGCTTGATAGCTTGCTATAACACTAATCATAAATTTGTCGGGTTTGAGCTTGACGAATACTATTACAAGGTGTCAAAACAGAGGTTAGATACCGAAATGGCACAAATGAGATTAAGTGATTATATTTAACAGGAGAAATGGCTTATGAAATTTACAAAATTCATTAAGCCAGAACTTGAATACATTAAAGAAAATGCCAATTTCACGGAAGAAGAGGAGAGGATTTTCTCTCTTCTCTGCCGTGGTTTTTCACAAAAGCAAATATCCACAAAAGAAAATCTATCACTAAGAACGATAGAGTACAGAGTGAGAGATATAAAAGATAAAATAGAGAGAACGGGGGTATTTGATTGGATGAAAAAGAACTGTTGAAATATGCCGTTGATAGTGGTATTCTCGACATAGCACTTGTGCAGAAACAAGTCACTATGCAAAAGAGAGAAAAATTACTCAACAAAAACCCTTATAAAATCTATCAAGGAAAGGATGAGAACTGGTACTCATATCTGCCGGATGAATTAAAAGGCAGACGTAAAATCAAGGCAAAGCGCAGAGAAGCGGTCGAGCAGAAAATCATTGATTATTGGAAAGAGAGAGAGGATGACCCTACAGTAGAGGAAATCTTCAACCGTTGGATTTCACAAAAGCTGGAACTTGAAGAAATCAGCAGGGCAACCTATGACAGATACTTAATGGACTTTCAGAGATACTTTGATGGCATCAAGGATAAGAGAATCAAAAGTGTAGACGAATGCGACCTTGAAACATTTATACGAAATAGCATCCATGATTTCAATATGACTTCCAAGGCATTCTCAAATTTTCGAACGCTGATCTATGGAATCTTTAAGTATGCCAAGCGGAAGAAATATGTCAAGTTTTCCATTACATACACGCTGAAAGACATGGATATATCGCCAAAAGCGTTTAAGCACGTAGTCCGACAGGCAAAAGACCAAGTATATATGCCGGATGAAAAGGAACGCATGGAGATGTACTTAAGAAATCACTTGGATATCGTGAACCTTGGATTGCTATTCATGTTTAAGACAGGTGTCCGCGTCGGGGAATTGTCGGCATTAAAGCGGAAAGATGTTGAAAACTACACGGTTGCGATCAATTCTACAGAGACTCGTTACCGGGATGATGATGGTTTTCACTATGAAGTCAAAGACTTTCCAAAAACAGAAGCCGGTTTTCGACTTGCTATATTGCCAAATAGATATAAATGGATCCTTGATGAAGTACGAAAGAGAAATCCCTTCGGGGAATATCTATTTGAGAGAGACGGAGAACGGTTGAAATCCTACAACTTTCGTGAACGTTTGCGGTATATCTGCGAACATGAACTGCGAATGAAAGTGAAATCTCCGCACAAAATCCGTAAGACGTATGGAAGTATCTTGCTTGACGGAAAAGTAAAAGAGTCCACAATCCTTGATACTATGGGGCATACAGACATTAGTTGCACAAAAGATCATTATTATTTTGATCGTACCGGAATTGAGGAAAAGAGACAAGAACTTGACTTAATCGAAGCATTATGAGTCCCTAGTACTCAAAAGTACTCAAAGAAAAATTGAAATAATGGCTATTTTAAGCCATTTCAAGACAATTACTTTAGGGTTCGATTCCCGTACGGACTGCTTTAAAAGTCGCATAAACACTGTGTTTGCGGCGTCTTAAAAAAAATTGGTACTCAAAATGGTACTCAAAAACTGAACACAAAAGAAAGGAGTCTGCACAAGTGCTTTAGATTCTTTTCTGCAAATGGTAGACTTGGAACGCTGTGGGCGTTCTTTTTTTGTGCGGTTTTTCTGCTTATTTTTTGCGGAAGAACCGTATTTTTTTATGCAAAAATATAAGCATAGGAGGGATGCGGAATGTTATTTACAGATGAAATTCTTGAAAAAATCTTAACAAGAGAAGATGTGTCAAAGGTTCCGCTTGTGTATCAGTCAGCAATGATTCACGCAATCAAGGAAGTATTGGAGGAAGAGAATGTATCAGATGCAAAATCAGAATATGGCGTTTAACCCAAACCCAAGCTATGCCGCTTATCAGTATAACCCAATGCAGAGGTTTCAACAGCCAGAGCCACAGATTCCGCAGATGCAACCACAGTTTCTTGGAATCCAAGGAAAAGTAGTGCAGTCGGAATCAGCGATCATGGCGAATGATGTGCCTATGGATGGAAGCGTTGCGTTTTTCCCAATGCAGGATATGAGCGCAATCGTAGCAAAACAATGGGATGCCAATGGAACAATCAGAAAGACCGTTTACAAGCCTTTTAATGAACAGATGGCGGATTCTTCAAGTGACGATAAAAGAATCGAAATAGGGCTATCTGACGATGCGACAAAGGCTATTACTGACAAATTAGATTGCTTGTTTGGAAAGATGGAAGAGTTGGAAGATAAGTTATCTTCGCAAACGCAAAGAAAATCTTCACGAACACAAAAGGAGAGTGAGTCTTAATGAATCCTATGCAGATGTTACAGGGAATGAAAAACCCACAGCAGTTTTTACAACAAATGATGGGGAATAACAGCGTAATGAGCAACCCTATGGCTAGAAATGCTATGCAGATGGCGCAGAAGGGAGATTCCAAAGGCATTGAACAGATGGCTAGGAATTTGTGCAAAGAAAAGGGAATTGACGCAGATAAGGCTTTTGAGTCGTTTAAAAGCCAATTAGGAATGTGATACTAATTCTTGCAAGATTATGTATATAAAAAATGAATTATGGAGGTAAATTCTATGTTTAACACAGGTAATTGTGCATCCGTTCCGCTTGTCGCGAACATTGACGGAAACGGAAATAACAACGGATGGGGCGCAGAAGGCTCATGGTTATGGTTCATTATCGTTATCTTCGCTATCTTCGGATGGGGTGGATTCGGTAACGGATTCGGAGGAAACGGAATGAATGGTGGTGTCGGAAGCGAAATCCAGCGCGGATTTGATAATCAGGCGGTTGTGTCAAAACTTGACGGCATTACAAACGGACTTTGTGACGGATTCTATGCAGTGCAAACCGGCATGAATGGCATCAACACAAACATTTTGCAGACCGGATTCGGCATTCAGCAGGCTATCAATGCTGATACAGTCGCTAATATGCAGAATACAAACGCATTACAGTCACAGCTTGCTAACTGCTGCTGTGAAACAAGAGAAGCTATCCAGGGCGTAAACTACAACATGGCACAGAACACTTGCGCTTTGCAGAACACCATGAACAGCAACACGAGAGATATTATTGACAGTCAGAATGCAGGAACACGCGCTATTCTTGATTATCTCTGCAATGAAAAAATTTCTTCCTTACAGGCAGAAAATAGCGACCTTCGCAGAGCAGCTTCACAGGATCGTCAGAGCGCATTACTTACAACTCAGATGGCAGCTCAGACACAGCAGATTATCAATGCAGTAAATCCGTCTGCTATCCCGGCATATGTTGTACCTAACCCAAATGCTTATGCATATGGATGCGGATGCAACACCGGTTGTGGCTGCTAAAACTAAATAATTGAGTATCTTAATTGAGTTTAACTCGATCATGTCTGCTAAGCAGTATTACTTATAACCAAAGGGCAGACTGTAATGTTTGCCCTTATTTTATGGAAGAGAGGTAAAAATAATGGAAGTAACAGGAATTGCATTACAAACCGTTGCCGCTGGAGAAGATGTTGCATTTACAGAAACAGCAGTAAACGGAACAAAATGTATCGTACACAGACAGGGAAGTGGAATTATCAAGTTAAGAGGTATCACAAATCAGTGTAAGGCTAGATTTTTAGTATCGTATTCCGGCAACATTCAGATACCTACAGGCGGTACAGTTGGAGCTATTTCGCTTGCCATTGCAGTAGACGGAGAGCCTTTACAGTCAACACGAATGATTGTAACACCGGCAGCAGTACAAAATTTATTTAACGTTTCAGCTCAAGCATACGTGGATGTACCTTGTGGCTGTTGCAGTACTGTAGCCGTGCAGAATACGTCCGCACAGGCTATCGAGGTTCAGAACAGTAATTTGATTGCAGTAAGGGAGGCTTGATATTATGCATAAGTTTGCGAAACAGATTATGGATTGCGTGAAAGCCCACGTTGACGGCATCGGAATCGAGAATTTTGAGGGCCAAAACCTTGATGATCTCAAGGATTGGACGGAGATTGCAAAGAATATCGTATGTTTTGACAAGGACTATAACATTGTTGAAGCAATGAAAAAGTCTGAAGATGAAGAAATCATGCGCATGGTGGAAGAATTTGGGGATTATCCGGTAAGAAGATACTATAATGAGTACCGGTACTCAAACGGAAGATTCGCACCAAAAGGGCGCGGAACACGCAGAGGATATGTAGAACCACCATATTATCATCAGATGCCGGAAGATTACCACGAATGGGAGAGAATGCCGGAATACGACCGAATGAGAGATCTTGACCGAATGAGTATGGGAAAGATGTATTATTCAGAGCCTATGAGCGGAAATAATGGCATGAGTACCGGTACTCACGATGCAAGAGAGGGCAGAGCCGGTATGAGTCGGAGAAGCTATATGGAAACAAAGGAAATGCATAACGGAAATTCACCGGAAGATAAGGACGCAAAGATGAAAGAACTTGAAAAGTACATGAAATCACTTTCGGAAGATGTGACAGAACTGTTTTCAGGTATGTCCCCAGAAGAGAAACAGTTGACCAAGACAAAGCTGACTACGCTTGTCACGAAAATGTAATAGAGAGGGCATTTTGCCCTCTTTGTTTGCGAGGTGGTAAATTGTTCACGATAAACAATGAAATGTGGAATTTGGTCAAAGTATCGCGTTACAGCGATATGCTACAGAGAAGTGATGGAAGCAGAACTGTAGGCATGACCGACAGAGACACGAAAACGATATATCTTGCGGATGATCTACGCGGAAGGTTCCTTGACCGCGTACTATGCCACGAATTATGTCATGCGTTTTGTCTTTCGTATAATGTATACATGGATATTGATACCGAGGAAATTGTAGCAGACTTCTTGACTACATACGGAAGAGAAGTATTTGAAATAGCAGACAGACTATTGATTGAACTTATGGAGGTTGCATAATGGATAAAATTTCAGAACTCTTACAGTACGTGCACCGAACGAATCCGGAAATGACTAGGGAAAGGCTGATAGAAGAGTTGAGCAAAAGTGATTATGCGGCGCGGTCTTTGATTTTCACGAAAGAAAACATCGTTGCGCTAGGGCAAAAATAAATCCGGCGGTTTGAATTGCCGCCGGGATTGTGTCAGACTTTCGGAATGTAAGAACCTTTCATTATTTCTATAGCGAGTTTCGCACCTTCCGTCATGTAAAAATCATTATTCTTTGCACAGCAACTAAAAAGCAGTTCCTCGAACTCTGAATATAAATTTTCACTTAATAACCCTTTTAGCTTCTCTGTTAAGGGTGAGAAGTATTCAACAAAGGCATTTCCGGTTTCATTGTCAAGCTGACTTGAACATACAATTTTAATAAATTCATCCATTTTAGTAGTCTCCTTCTTCTGTTAATAAATAGTTGATATATCCTGTCGCAAGTCTGGCAAGGCTTTTACTGCCATCCAACAAATCCAATTTGTACTCTGGTCTATAACCAAACCTCTGCACATAGAACTTTTCTTCAAGTTCTAAGTCGTAAATGTCAGATAGCTCCACGAGAATCTTGTGATATAAAAATTTTCTCGTCCACCCAAACTGTTCCATGATAATTTTTAATTTCCAATTATTTTTTCTGAACCACGCTCCGCGTGATGCGTCCAATTGCTGTTTTGAAATGTAACAATCTGCAAATAGGTCATCTTTTTTCGGCAATGCCACCTGTGGTTTCTTTATGGCTTTCTCCATGTCGGCAAAACGTTTCACGTATCGGGCAGTAAATACGATGCCTTTTTCTCCGTTGAATTTGTTCGCAAGAAAATCACATCCTAACTTGGTTACTTTGTAGCACTTGTTTTCTTTTCCGGATTCATCTTTGTAGGTAGATGGAATGAAATAATCACTCGCACCTAAATTGTGGTGAGTCAAAATTTCAATGATTCCTTCGGTATGTTTGCCCCTTACATCCTGTCCTTCCAATTTTCTTAAAACTCTGTCGTGACGCATTCCCATCATTTCTGCAATCTCTAAAGTAGTGATGGTTTGTTCTATTTGTGCCATATTTGTGCCCCTTTCTGTAACTTATCAATTACTGTTGTAACTCTTTAATTACATTATACGGTTTATTTTGTGATTGTCAAGTATTGTTTGTAATTAAATAATTGAATAATAAATTTATTTATGATATTATTGAAACACGTCAAGAGAGAGGAGGCGGTACATTGTTTGCAAAAATCGTAAAACATACGCTTATTGAAAAGGAATTAAGAGTGACCGATCTAGCAAGACTTATTGACACCAGCTCACAAAATCTTTCGCAAAAAATGAAACGTGACAACTTTTCAGAAAAGGAAATGCGGCAGATTGCGGATGCATTGGGGCTTGATTTAGAAATTGTAATGAAAGAGAAGAAATAAGAAAACCCGCCTAACTGGCGGGTTTTTTACGAAAGAAAATTTTTCCCGCGCCCCAAAAAATATTTCGTAATTTTTTTGTACCCCCCTGGGGTAGCGTTTTTGGGGTCAAGATTCCATTTTCACGGATTCTCAAAAACGTGTAACAAACGTGCAATTATCTGCGACATTCCGCAAATAACACAAATACACTATATGTTATGCCATATATAGATAATTCATTGATGATATTTGATGGTATTGCCGATCACAGGCAAACGCCAGAAGACGCTTGCCCGGATATAGTTACAATCTAGCATAGACCGCATTTTACCACTTGTCAAGATAGTTTTTCCCATCGTACCGGCTGTAAGTGTGTGTTGTGTTTTCCGTCCTTTGCGTAATCTGTAACCAATCTCCGCCACGTTGGGCGGTTATTTTGATTTTTACAGACTCCACCCATTCCACGCCTTCAAATTTTGAGTAGCCGCACATTTTGCCGGATATTTCCAGATAACCAAGGGCAGACACCCGGCGCATGATTTCCCTTTTTCCGATATACTCATATTTTCCCATCTTTCCCACCTCCTTATATTGTGTTTATTTGTCAATTTGCGCATGGAAACCGATTTCCATGTAGCCCGCGCTCCCGGAATCGAACCGGAACGGATGCACCAAGCACGCGAAAAAGGCGGAATGGTACCGCCTAATTATTCAAAAGGTATTTCACGGCTTCCTTTTCCTGCTCCGACAAATACCAATATTTACCCATATCCCTTATATATGGCTTATCTGTATTTACTTTGTAAACGCGTGAATCTTCCCGAATACATCCGGTAATCATTTCACACCAAATAGCAGAACCTTTTTTATAAAATCGTGTAACAGTATGTGCGCCGGAATCGTGGCGCGTTGTGAAAACGGTATGCCTTTCAATATCTTTTTGCTTTTCGCGCGCCTGGATAACTGCACCGCGCACAAGTTCGCTATAACTTCTCATGTTTCTACCTCTTTTCCTTTTATTTGCTCATTTTTGAGTAAAAACCGCCGCCGGTAGTGATCCGGCGCGCATTCTCTGCGGCGGTTGGTTAATAAATAAATATGGCGGTATAAAATCCGCGGCATTCTGTTACATGATTTTTACATAGCTTTTTAATATCACTTATAGCCGCGTATGTCTCTTTCGGCGGGTACTGTCCTTCATAGTCTGTGATTATACGCAATGCCGGAACGTTTTCACCGGATCCGTTGCAGTTGTAAACCGTGATAAATTCTGCATTATATCCAGATGCAGACAACTTTTTCTGTAATCTTTTCAGCTTTTCCATGACCATAATTCCTCCATATTTTAAAAATTTCCCGGTTATTCCGGTAATGGCAAGCCGGGGAATCGAACCCCGGAAAAGCCAACCTTGCTAATTATGCGATCTTTTCAACTTTTCGCCTTTTCTTTTCGTTCTCTTCCTTGGTTATGCTGGAATCATCATAAACAATATTATAACCGCTGTCTTTCAATGATTTCGCCATCTTGTAAGGGTTTATTTTAGGAAAACTACAAACGTATTCTATAACGTTAAAACGTATATATTCGTTTCCGAGTTTTTCAAGGTCTTTTTTGTACAAATTAAACATTCTTTTTTCTTTTTCCTGTGCTGTTTCTTTTCTCATAATATCAACCATCCTTTCATTGTGCGGGCTGCCATCATCAGAGCCGGGCGACCGTCCCGCGGCTGACGCTCCAAGCTCGGAGCGTTTCGGCTATGCTATGCAGATTTCAAATACATCGCCTTGGACGTGTTCAAAATCGACTTTTTCAAAAATCCCAATGTCGTAAAAGTCGGCTGTGAGTTCCCCAAAGTGGTTATACTCAAACTCGATTCCGTTCTTTTTCAGTTCGTTGATCGCGTCACCGTTCTTTGTTGTTTCCCATGTAAAACGCATTCCCGTCTTTCTCATGTTTAAGCCCTCCCTATAAAATTTCCGAAATCTGTAAAATCTGCGCTTCGCTCAAATGATCAATAACAACGTTTCCGTTTACGTCGCTCAATTCGTATTCATCCGGAAGAGTGGTAAAACCGTCAAACTGGTTCGAAATATAATAACCTTTGCTTTCTAATAATGTTTCTGCCGCTTTCATATTTTTCATGTTGTAACCTCGCTTTCGTGTTTCATTTGATATACTAATAGTACACGATAATAGATTATAATACAATTGACACAATACACGAAAATAGACGACACAAAACAGCAGTTTATTGTGCAATATGATACATGAGAATAGACGTTGACATGGTGTGAAAAATCTATTATCATATATAAAAAGAAAAGAGGTGTGACGCATGGCGAATTATGGTGCAAACGGATATATTGACTTTTCCAAGCTGTGGAATGTCTTAGAAAAAAAGGAATACAATAAGCAGTGGTTAAAGAATAACGGAATCCATTCTAATACAGTGGCAAAGCTGACAAAAAATGAAAATGTAACTTGTGAGGTTATATGTAATCTATGCAGACTGCTAAATTGTCAGCCGGGCGATATTATGGAATATAAAAATAATTAAAATACATGAAAATAGACTATTGACATATACACGATAATAGATTATTATAAAGCTGTCGGAAGACAATAGCCGGGCAAGCGGAGAAAGGAGAACAAATGAACGAAATGACAGATAAACAGATGGAAGTTATATTAAATCTCGTAGCTGATAAATTTGCAGGATGTAAGGACATGGACGAAGTTCAAAAAGCAATAGATGAGGTTCGCAACATGGCAAAAAAAGAAAAGCCTAACGATTAGGTTTTAGGGAATGAAAGGGAGGGCGGACTTGCCGCCGCTCTCAATCAAATAAATTGTAACACATAGTAATTATATAATCAATGCAAGCAAAAGGTAGCTTTTCCGGCTACCTTTTGCTTTTTGTCATGTCCAAAATCAACAACGCGTCCGGGAATATCTTACAAAATCTCCGAAAAACTGTAAATAAATTATAAAACTTTTCTTAAATTTTTATAAACAAGGCTAGGTTCATTAGGTCTTTGGCAAGTCCGAAAATGATAGAATAGTATCAGTTTTTACAAAAAATCGTCTGACAATCGTATGACATAACACGACACAATCGTCTGACGTCGCTTTTTCAGAACTATGTTTCTCTTTCTCCCTCTTTTTCTTAATCTTTTTTGATTAATAATAATACACTATATCTAAAGCCTATAGGTTTATAGTAAATGTATATCCGCATACGCGCGCGGCGAAAATATATATACTCACTGTCTTTAAGTGTGTGAAAATTTTCTTGTTGACTTTAAACCCGAAAATAGTGTATACCAAAAGCAGAGAGATTGAACAGATTGGAGGTGTGAAATATATGCAGGATGTAGAGAGTGTAGATATTACAAGGCTTATAGTAGATCTGGGTACAGTACAAATATATACATCAACTGTGCAAGATTTAATAGACAACGCTTGTATAGAATTTCACATCGAAGATTTACTAAAAGCTGGACAAAGACAGTGGAAAGCTGTAATGCAGTATGTTGGTATGCATTTATTCCCGGATACGAAAGTATTAAAGGATAAGAGTTTAAGTCCTCTTAACAACGGAACTATACCGACTAACTGTAACAGATATGACAGAGAGGTATTATATAAGCTTTGTGATTATTATATATATATATCCAATGTGTATAGCAAGCTGGTAAGTACAGTAGCATTTAGTTATTTTTGTAATATACCGACAAACACAATGGATATATGGAGTACAGAAGAACCAAGTTCGTTGGCTTTCAAGATGTGGCAAAAATTGCAGCGATCACGCAAGGATTGCATCCTTGATCGTGCGTACGACTCCAACAGCCCTGTAGGCACTATGTTCGTGGGAAATAACGAATTCGGCATGAATCAGCCCGGCATTGGCGATAATGCCACTCAAAGAAGGGCAATCACAGCGCAGGAGCTGCCAAGACTGGACGAGAAAAAGAGCCAAGAATTGCACGCAATCGACACACAATTCACGGATTCAGCGGCAAATAATACGGTTTAAATTGTGTGTGATTATTCTACAACTCACAAATGCAGTAATATCAAGGGTTGTAGCGTTTTAACTGTTCGTAAACTATTCGGAAAAGTTAGGTTTTGCGAATAGTTACAAGGGTATTATGGGAATTGTGCTAAAACAATTTGATTTTCACACAATGACAACAAAACGAAATGGAAAATATTTTAGATTTCCATGTTTTCAGAAAAAGGATGGGGAGGGGGTCTGACAGAAAGACCACCGGGCGGATACTAAGTCCCTTAAATACCTCAAAAAATAAAAAGCCGCTTACAACACCCATTGACTTTCACCGTAAATAGGCTATAATAAATTTATAACAATTCACTTTCACGTTGCGAATCGCAACTACATTTCCAAAAATTTTTAAAAACAAAAAAGAGTGTTTCGGACAGGAGAATGACATATGACCGGAAATGAGTACCAGAAATTAGCCATGCGGACGAAAAACCACAAGGCGACAGAAAGAATTTCGGATAAACTCGATTTGCTTAAATTTTGCAAAAAGAACAATATCGCATCCGAAGTACAAAATTACGATCTTGGTGGCATCTTTAATGCTTGCCTTGGATTATCCGGCGAGGTTGGAGAGTTCAACGACATGATTAAAAAGTGGATTTTCCACGAGAAGCAGCTTGATATTGACCACGCAAAGAAAGAAGCTGGAGATATTTGTTGGTATCTTGCAATGCTTTGCGAATCCTTCGGCTGGAGCTTGGATGAAATCATGCAAATGAACGTAGACAAGCTTAAGGCACGTTATCCGGAAGGGTTTGACATTGAAAGGGCAAACCACAGAGCGGAAGGTGATGTTTAATGGCAAGATGCAGCAATGAGTTGATGAAAACCGAGTATTCCGAAACCTTTGATGAAAAACGCAAAGGATTGATTGAACAGTCGTATTACAAATACGGACCGGCAAGAATGAACTTTTCTTCCGGAAATGTTAATGCGGTTGAAAGTTTGAAAATGTGTCTTGCCAAGTTTGAAGAGACCGGAAACCTTGAATACCTGTGTGACGTTGCGAATTATGCTATGTTCCGGTTCATGTTTCCACAACAGGGCGAATATTTCAAACATACGAATTCTGATGAATCTGCCGGACTTTTCGGCATGAGCGTGAATGAAATGGAACGGTTCAAACAGGAACACAGCTTCGAGGATGGGGGATATTGATATGATTTTAAATATAATCGCTACGGCGATAGATGCCATTATGATACTTAACCTTATGATCCAACAAGTAAAGCAGACAGACAATTCAAACGCAATGGGGTATTTGCTTTCATACGCGATCTTTGCAATGAATATTATGGTCATTTGGAGATAACAATATGACAATTTATGATTCGATATTTGGTATTCGCTTTCTTCCACCAATTTTGAGCGTGGTTGAAAGAATACATATAACAAAATCAAAGCAACCGGATAGTGCCGGAGATTTGCTCGATCTGGATAGTGACGCCGAACACCAGAGTGAGCAAATCGGAGCATCCGGTATAGCTTAAGTCCGCAAGCGATAGTTCTTGGCTGAATAATTGATCTATCGGCGTTAGGCTTTGAATTATGTTTGCGGACGGAACAACATTGGGCTATTGCCAAGTGGTAAGGCACAGGATTTTGATTCCTGCATTCCGGGTTCGAATCCTGGTAGTCTAATTGGTTACATGCTGACGTTTCATGTAGCCACGTATGTTTTTCATATGTACTTGAACCCTTGGTTGAGTGATTCAAGCATTTGGGTTCCTCCTTTCGCCACTAGGACGATTCTGTTAAGGACGGTGCGAGACCGTCCGGTGGTATTCTATCATGCATCTATCCCACGGTGCATGATCGTGTGTAACGCATAGCACGTAAAACATATTGCTAACCGTCTGATGGCGGTTATGGGGATTTAATTCAGTGGCAGAAGACACGGCTTATATCCGGGTTGTCGCGGGTTCGATTCCTGCAATCCCCACAGGTGATGTTGCCAGTACACCCCTAGTGTGTTTATTACAGAAATGCAGGTGCTAATCAATATACCGGTTAAACTTAGCACAGGTAACTGGATTGAGCGGTTGTCATTCAAAAGATGGCGGTAACCGCTGACTAAAAGAACCTTGCACTTAGTGTAGTGTGGAGCAAGGGAAAACGGAAACTACACGACATGGCTTGTTAGCTGAGATGGATTAGCGACAGACTGAAAATCTGTATAGGGCGGCTCGATACCGCCACAAGCCATTGAGCGGTGTTAGTAGCACCGTGCCATTCTGAAGCACAAGGAATGGTTCGGGTAGGGAACTTCCATGCCCGGCGCGTGCAGATATAATCCTAACTGGTAAGGAAACTGTTTGCTAAACAGTCAGTAGCCGGAAACGGTGTTTCGGTTCGAGTCCGAATATCTGCGTTTATCCTTATCTCCACTTAGTCGGGTGCTACTGCAATAGTTCCGGTCGATGGGAGACTTATGGATGGTAGCGGTATAATTGGTAACAGAAAACCCTTCCTTGATTAGAAATTGCAGATTTGAAAGCGGTTGGCATGGTTTTGGCTGACAGGGTTCGATTCCCTGTGCCGTTATTCGATGATAAAAACATTGTGGAATATTTATATCAAACAAAAGACACGGAATCTCACGAGGATTCCGATTTTTGCTATGATTGGGGGCGTAAGAATGTGTGATTTATGCAAAGACATAGGAATCGGAATACCGGATTGGGATTTCCTTACTCCGGATAAAAACGGAAAAGTACCATCCGGTAATAAAATAGAAATTCGGAAAATTGTAGACAAACACGCCCTTGTTTTTACGAATAGTGCAGGCGAGTACGGAGCGGGAGCGTTGACTATTGCATTTTGCCCTATCTGTGGTAGAAAGTTGGTGGAATAGTGACTAAACCAATATATACATATACTTCAATTCGCATAAAAGAAGCGTATCATTTTGAACAGTTGCTTGAAAACATTCTTAAAGGTATAGGGATTCCATATAAGCGTAAAGATAAGTATATGGAATTTGAAACCGATAAATTTACTTTGATATGCGCACCTTTGTTTTCAAATAATTGCTTGCCATACAAGCGGTGCACATGCCTTATCATTGACCTTGACTATTCAAGACTTCCGTTTGCAGCATATGACAAGGTAGATTATGCAGTAGAAAACATTCTGTATGAAATACATCACGACACAGAAGTTATTGACAAAAACGATTTTATGAAAATTATCAAGAAAATGTACGAGGTGTAACAGTGAAACCATTAGAAGAAATATTTTTTAGAGCTTGCGTGAATGAGCAGAAAAGAAAATTGCGTTCGAGTGATCGTGAATTGAGCATAAGAGCTATTGGAAATATTTTTGAAAGGCTTGGATTCTCATATAAGCAGTTAATGTATTATGTCAGAAAGTGGTCTGACAGGGGATTTTATGATTACGGAGTAACACTTGACTTGGGATGGTTTGAATTTGGCAAGCTGAACGGAGAATATAAGCGGATTTATGATTCTATGACAAGTACGGACGGAAAGGTGGTGGAACAGTGAATAAATTATTACAAAATATACTTTTTCAGAAACCTACAGATTGTAAATATTGCGAAATGTTAAGTTGCGGAATGCTTGGCGCGACTTACACATGCGTGAATGAGAAAAGCGATTGTTATTTTGTTTACCCAGTTATATGCCCTAAAGAGTGCACATTTTATGAAAAAGACACGGACTCCCAATGTTAAAACACTATTCACGCAACACAGAATGGTCAATAACGGATTTTTATTTGATAAGTGAGGGCTTTTATATGAAACATAAAAAAGAATGGTGTACTTGTGATCGTTGTGGTGCGGAAATTAAAAAAGGAATACTGTGCGGAAATTCCATTACAAGGAATGGCACTTTAAATACCACATACGACTTGTGCTATAAGTGTATGGAAGATTTTGAGGAGTTTATGAAGAATGAAGAATGAAAGACAATGGCGCGCTTGCGACAGGTGCGGAAAAGAAATAAAAGTAAAACCAATAAGTGAATTTGAATTTATGCCGATTGGTGATTATTTTACTCCAAGTCCCATTTTTGAAGATGGAAACGTAAGGGGAGAAATCAAAGAGATTCATTCAAACATATTATTTCCGTTTGGTCGTACATATGACTTATGCCCTAAGTGTAGGAAAGATTTTGAGAGGTTTATGAAGAATGAATAACATTGACAATCCCTTATCAGAGTATCAACCGACATCTAAAGAAGTGATGATAAATTTTGGAATAGATATTTCAAGAGAAGTGGTAGAAAAATATGCTTTGGAAAAGTTTGGCAGACTGCCACAAAGCCATATTGAAATGACTTCCGCTAGAGACTCTAAAATAATTGAGGAAACAAGGAGGTTTATGAGAAATGACAGTTAATATGGGAGCCAAAACCTATGAAATGAGCCGCAAGCAGGCAAAAGCTATCCTTGGAACGACTAAGAAACTTGCAAATTGCAACATATACGGCATTGAAAAAGGTAATGTGGTGATTATGCTGAATGAAAAGTATGAGGACGATATGAGCCTTAAAAAAGCCGTAGAGGAGTATAAAAAGAAAGGGTTCAAGGTGCATTGGAAATGAAAATAATCAAAGAAGGCAGCCTTAGGTACGAAAGAAAACCTTTAAAGTTTGAGTGTAAGAATTGCAAAACCGTTTTTGAAGCGGAAAAGACTGAATATGAATATTGTGGAGATCAAAGGGAAGGCGATAACTACAAGTGTGAATGCCCATTGTGCCACAAAATGGTATATTACAATTAAAATACAACCGGCTAACAAATGGAGTTAGTCGCTACCCTAAAACAGTTATAGGCAGAGGTCAAGGCACTTCTGCTTTTGCGGAGGTGCTTTTTGTTTGGCAAGCATTGAATTAATAAATCAACTAAAAAGTAACGACAGTTACTTAAAACGTAAAGGGATACATCAAATTGTTGTTGATGGTGAAGCTGAAAGAGTATCAAATGCATATGTTTCATCTGTAAGACGTGGAATTTCTGATAAAGATATTCCGTTTTCCCTTAAATTATCCAGCAGAGTTAAAAAAATTATAGATAGTCTTATCTTTGAAATAACAGGATTTCATATACCGGCAATGGAATACTACTGTTTTGAAAACGATATAGAATTTCAACTTTTAAATGACTACTATGAGATTTTATTGCTTGAATCTCCGTATCTTGTTGATAGTTTTTTTAGATACATAGAATTAGACACAAAAGATCCATATAAAAGATTTTATTTTCCGCGACAAATAGTTTTAAAACCGGTTGTATCAGCGTATCAAGAAATTTATGACGGGAAATTGGATTTTTTGTCTGTATCACAGCCGAAGCGTACAGGAAAGACAACATCTGGATTAAAGTTAGCACAGATGATGGGTGGACGCGACCCGGACGGAAGCATATTCGGTGTCGGAAAAGGAGAAGGACTTGTAAAAAGATTTTACGGAGGTTTATTACAGGATTTTGAAACAGAACAAACATATAAGCGATTCTTAAATGTTTTCCCGGAAGCAACAAAGATAGGTGAAAAGGACTATAAAAGTGCTGAAAATCTATCAATCGACCTTAAGAGCAAAAATATCTTCCCAACATTTACCTGTAGACCTATTGATGGTGCAATCGTAGGATGTACCGAAGCAAATGTACTTGTCTATATTGATGACTGCGTTAAAAACCATGAGGAAGCACGAAATAGAGATAGATTAGAGTTTCTTTGCGAAAAAGTAACAGACGATGTTCTCGGTAGACGATTAGAGGGAACTCCTATTATCATACAGGGAACGAAATACAGCTTGTACGACCCAATTACGGCTTTACAAAATAAAGCTGATGAATTGGAGTGGAGATGGAAAGAAGTTGCGATTCCTGCACTTGACCCAATCACAGATGAAAGCAATTGGGAGATTTATCGAAAAGATAAAAAGGGATTGCGGAAGATATTCACAACCGTTTACTACCAAAAAGAACGAAAACTTGTTTCGGAAGAAACGTGGGCGGCAGAGTTCCAACAAGAACCATTTGAAGCAAAAGGTCGAATGTTTGCGGAGAATGAGCTTAATTATTTTGAGGAACTTCCTGTTGACCGAGAACCAGATGCGATTATGGCGGCTTGTGACAGTGCTGATAAGGGAGAAGATAGCTGCTCAATGCCGATTGGCTATGTGTACGGCAACGAGGTTTATATCGTAGATGTAGTGTTTGATAATGCCGGAACACAGTTTACCAAGCCGGAATGCGCAAATATGCTTATTAAGCACAACGTAAAGACGGTTACATTCGAGAGCAATAGTGCTGGAGAATATTTTGGTCGAGATGTAATGGACATTGTAAAAAAGCAAGGCGGAAGATGTAGTGCTCGATTCAAGTTTAATTGTTCAAACAAAATAACTCGAATGGAAAATGCGAGAGATAATATCATTCGTGATTATTATTTCCGCGATTTCAAGAAAATGGACAGACAGAGCCAATATTACAAGTTTATGAAAGAACTTACTACTATGACAAGAAGCGGAAAAGTAAAGCATGATGATGCACCGGATTCAGTTGCTTTGTTTGAGAACGAGATGCGAAGCGGAACACAAGCAAAGGTAGAAGCGGCAGTAAACCCATTCAGGAGGTATTAGGATATGACAACAGACAAATATCTTTCACAGATAAGCAGAATTGACCATGCGATTGCAAATAAGCTTGAAGAAATCAAAAGGTTATCCGATATGGCAACATCTATATCCATATCTCCGAAAGAGGTGGATGTGCAATCATCCGGCAACCCCGACAAAATGGGGAGCGCGGTATCAAAGATTGTTGATTTGCAGAATGAGGTTCAGACGCTTGTAGATGAATTGGTTGATAAAAGACGGATTATCATATCACAAATTGACAGCATGGATAATACAGATGTGTATATCGTGCTTTCATCACACTACGTTAATGGAAAAGATTGGAACTTGATTTCCGTTGAGATGAAATATTCATACAGGAACATTATGAAACTTAGAAAAAAAGCATTGCGGGAGTTTGAAAGACGTTATGGACAGCTTTATTCTGAAAAGAGTGCATAAAAGTACACAATAGTTCACATTCTTTCACAACATTTCCTAAAACTTGCATGGTATACTAAAAGAGTAGAAAAACAAAATCCTACAACCCCAAAAGCATATAACCCGTAAAAGGCACTGCCAGAAATGGCGGTGCCTTTTTTGTAAGAAAGAGGTTGCTATGAAAAAAGTAACTATATATTGCCCGGATTGCGGAAGAATTGCCGGACATTATGATGGGAGATCTACGATAGATCATCCGTGTAAATGTAAAAAATGCAATCATATTGTGATTTATCGCGTGGCAACAGGCAAAATTGAAACGAAGCCAACACCAAAACGCGCTTGCAGTAGTGGAGTTTTATTTATATGAATACACAGTATTTTCACGACCTTGTAAAAGGCAGATATGGAAGAAAAATTGCATATGCTAACGTAGAACAGATTACGGCAGACAATATCAGAAATGTTGTCGGAAACTGCATTGGTGCATTTTATTTCAACAAGACAGTCATTCGGTATCTATGGAACTACTATAAGGGCGATCAACCTGTATTGTACCGAACAAAGGTGCAGAATGCGGATATAACCAATAAGGTATCTGAAAACCATGCCTATGAGATTGTTCAATTCAAGGTTGGACAGACTTACGGTGAGCCAATTCAGCTTATTAGTAGGAAAGACGATGACCGTATAAACAATGCGGTTGATAAATTTAACGATTATCTGACTGATGCTAATAAGCAGGAAAAGGACATTAAGGCAGGAGAATGGCAATCCGCAACCGGAACATCATTTAAGGCAGTGCAGATTACAAAAAATGAAGATATTCCATTTAGAATTGTTGCACCGACGCCAATGAATACGTTTGTTATCTACAGCCGTTCCACAGAAGAACCACTTTTAGCAATCCAAGAACTTAAGGATGCTGATGGGCAGATGTATAAACTCTGCTATACGGACTCTTATGAATGCAAGATTGTGAACGGAGAGGTTCGAGATTGGAAACTGCATGGCTTTGGTGGAATCCCGATTGTTGAGTTTCCGAACAACCATGAGCGCATCTCTGATATTGAGCTTGTGATCGGGCTATTAGATGCAATCAATACAATGCAGTCAAACCGAATGGATGGCGTTGAGCAGTTTGTTCAGTTTTGGATAAAGTTTGTAAATTGCGACATTGACCCGGAAACCTTTGAAAAAATGAAGATTTCCCATGCGCTGACGGTAAAATCCAACAATGAGCAGAATAAATCAGATGTTGACATTATGACACAAGAGCTGAACCAGACAGAGTGTCAAGTTGCAAAGGACGATTTGTGGGATAATGCACAGTCCATTCTTGCTATACCGACAAGAGAATCGCAAAATTCTGGTGGTGATACACAGGGGGCGGTATCTTTAAGGGCAGGATGGGACTTCTCTAAAACCAGGGCTAAACAAAAAGACCCGATAATAAAAACATCGGAAAAGAGATTGGCTAAAGTAATATTAAACGTAATAAGAATTAAAGACCATGATTTAGGGCTTACGGCAAGAGATTTTGATGTTCAAATCAACCATAGTCCTCTTGATAATTTATATACAAAAACGCAAGCACTCGATCAAATGTTAAAAGCTGGAATAAATCCAAGAATAGCAGTATCTACTTGTGGATTATGGGGAGATGCCGAAAAAGTATTTATACAATCAAAGCCATATTTCGATGTTTTGTATAAAACAGTAGATATGGTAAAAAAAGAAAATGAGAATACAAAAAAACAAGAACCGACAAGCTAATTCCTATCGGTTCTTGTTTTTACATAATCAGTTAAAATACTAACCATGAGATTGTTAAGAGAGCGAATTTCTTCTTTTGCAATAATCTCAAGAGAAGATTTAAGCTTCTTTTCCATAACAATTGTAGTTTTAACTTTACTTTCTGAAATTTTTCCTTGCGGCATATTATCACCTCTTTTTGTGTAGTATAAATTACCATCAAGTAATTGTCAAGTAACTTGCAAGTTGCTAGCAACTATGATATAATACATGTAAAGGAGATGATTATATGCCAGATAAGAAAATGGCAAGACATGTTACACATGGGTTGACAGGTAAAAGAGTTTATAAAACTTGGGAAAGCATGAAAGCAAGGTGCTACAATCCTAATGATGGGAAGTATGAGAAATACGGTGGGAGAGGGATTAAAGTATGCGAGGAATGGTTAGGGAAAGACGGGGCGAGGAACTTTGCGAAATGGGCTTACGAAAATGGTTTTGATGAAAATAAACACCAAAAAGAACAAAGTATTGACCGGATAGATGTAAATGGTAATTATGAGCCAAATAATTGCAGATTTACAGATGCAAAAATCCAAGCTAATAATAGAACAAATACTATCTTTCTTGAATATCAAGGAAAGACAAAATGCTTACAAGAATGGGCAGATGAAGTAGGAATATCAGAATCAACTATTCGTTGGAGATTGAATAACGGGTATTCAGCAGAAAAGGCACTGACTACCGAAGTAAAGAAAAATTCAAACGCAGGTAAGAGGTATTTGACATACAAAGGAGAAACAAAAACAGTTTCTGAATGGGCGAAGCATCTAGGATTTGCCCCTAAAGTATTATATTCAAGAATAAAACGAGGGTGGTCAACAGAAAGAGCTTTAGAAACCCCAACTGGTGCCGACAAGTGGCATAAAACAAAATAATAAATTTGAAGATAAGACAGTCACCGAGTAATCGGCGGCTGTTTTTATTTTATAAAAATTCGCAAAGTTGTGAGCGTGAAAATCAACAATGTCGTTCGGTGTCGTTGCACCGTATAAAAATTCGTATGACATATCGGAGGTAATGAATGAAGAGAGAAGATCTGATTGCTATGGGATTAAGCGAAGAAAACGCAGACAAGATCATGGCAGATTACGGAAGTTCCGTACAGAGAGCCAAAGCAAAGGTTGACGAGTACAAGACAAAGGCTGACAAAGCTGAAGAGTTGCAGAAGCAGCTCGATGATATCGAACAGGGAAAGCTCACGGAAGTCGAGCAGGCAAATAAGAACCTCGAAAAAGCCAATGCGAGAATCGCGGAACTTGAAAAAGCGCAGGCAATAGCCACGCAGAGAGCCAATGCCGCATCTAAATTTAATGTTACTGCAGAACAGGCAGCGCAGATTGTAAAAGACGATGGCAGCTTTGATTATGACGTTCTTGGAAAGATTATCTCTGAAAAAGAGACCGCCGCAGCACAAGCCAAGGAGCAGGAGATTGCAAAAGGCAGTACGAATCCGGGAGGTGGCACGGCTGGTGGCGATAAAGCCGGTACAGATAATAAGACAAATGCTGAAAAGATAGCAGAAAGCCTTATATCTAACGCACCTAAGAACAATGACGTTTTATCACATTACATTCAGCAATAACAGGAGGTAAAAAATGGCAAAGGAAATGAATATGCAGTACGAAAAGACTTCATACGCAGGAGATGTTCAGATTTTAAAGAGAGAGCCTAATGAAGCAATCCCATTAACACTTGATTTTTCAGCGGTAACAGAAAAGGATGCGAATGGAAAGAAGATTGTAAAGGCTGGTACGCCAGTAAACAAGTCAGGTGTTGCTGATAATACAGCAACAGCAATCGGAATCTTAAGATTTGATGTAACAGAAGACAGACCACAGGGAGTAGCACTTAAGAAAGCATATCTTAACACGAAAGTAGCAGAAGCGCATTCCGGCGTTACATATGACGCAGAAGTTAAGACAGCTCTTCCAATGATTGTATTTGAATAATAACAGGAGGTAAATAGATGTTAATTAATGAAGTATTAGACAGTAAGTCTATCGCATTATCGGCAACAGAAAACGCTAGTAATCAGATACCTTATCTTGGTTTACAGTGGTTTCCAGAAAGAAAGAAGCAGGGACTTGATTTAAGTTGGATTAAGACACACAAGGGTTTGCCGGTTTCGCTTGCGCCATCTAACTTTGACACAATCCCAACTCTTAGAGCTAGAGGCGGATTAAGTAAGGAAAAAACACAGATGGCATTTTTCCGTGAGGGAATGACAGTCGGTGAAGAGGAAATGCTTGAAATCGAGCGTATTCAATCAGAAGACGACCCTTACCTTGCAAGTGCTTTATCAAGCGTATATGACGATACTAACAACCTTGTAAGCGGTGCAGAAGTTGTGCCGGAGCGTATGAGAATGTCACTTCTTTCTACAAATGCAGGCCATCCGGTAATTGCTATTGTAAGTGATGGCGTTCAGTACGCTTATGATTACGATAAGGATGGCTCATACGCAAAAGACCATTACGCAAAGTTATCCGGCACAAGCATGTGGAGCGATACAGCTAATTCAAAGCCACTTACAGACCTTAACAATGCAAGAAAGAAGTTACAGAAGCAGGGTAAGATTGCTAGATACGCACTTATGAACAGCAATACATTCCAATATCTGCTTGACAATGCACAAATAAGAAACTCAATTCTTGCACAGAACCTTACAGCAACTATTGAGGTTGACGATGATACTGTTATTTCGGTGGTACAGAAGAGGGCGAAGCTCACTATCGTACTTTACGATAAGATGTACATTGATGATGATGGCAAAGAGCAGTACTTCTACCCGGATAACAAGGTTACACTTCTTCCAGAAGGCAGCCTTGGTAGTACTTGGTTTGGCACTACACCGGAAGAAAGAACTGCAAGACAGGTAGCTGATGTTGATGTAACAACATATGGTGTAGGTATTACAGTCGCTACAAAGACAGAGTATGGACCACCTATGAAAATGTCAACATTTGCATCCGAGGTTGTACTTCCATCGTACGAAAATATGGATAGCACATTTGTATATGAGGTTCATAGCGAAGAGTAGGGGGGTGCAACTATGAAATATCCATATATAGTGATTCATAATGGTAAATGGTACAACGCAGGAGAAGAGGTGCCGGAGAGTAATTCTCCGGTATCTTCCGTTGGGTATACAAAGACCGAAATCAACAGAATGAGTACCGCAGACTTGCAAAAACTTGCCGCAGAGCAGGGAATTGAAAATGCACAAGCGACAAGCGGTGCGGAACTGAAAGAAATTCTGATTGCAAAGTTTAATCTGTAGGAGATCGCTTATGTCATACACACTTGTCGAACAAGTAAAGATTCGTTTAAAACAATTTCATATAGAAGAGGTAGAGGACGAAGCGACCGGGGAAAAGTCCGATAAAGTTGTGTTTGATGAAAAAGAATGTAACCCTTTGATTGAACAGCTTTTAGAGCAGGCAAGGAAAGAGATTATCAGCAGACGGAACTATCCGGACACATACACGCAAGACCAGATTGACAGTGATGTTAAGAACTATGAAAACATTATGGTCAATTTGGCAGTGTATGACCGGTCGCAGGCAGGAGAAGCATACATGGCAAGTTTCTCCGAAAACGGTGTGAGTCGGACATGGAAAGACCGTGAAAGCCTTTTTGTTGGAGTGTTTCCGTTTGTAAAAGCAATGTAATTAAAGAAGATTGAGCGTGACCATTATGGTTGCAGGCGGCGCACATTAAGCGGTGGTGGGCAGTGCGCCAAAAGGAGATTCAAATGAAAAGTATTTTGATTCAAACTTATCTTGTGGCACTTCCGATAGTGCTTGGATATATAGTTTGGCTTCTTAAACAGCAAAAGAAAAGCAGGGATGCGAACAGTAAAGGAACAATGCTCCTTTTGCGTGTCCAGCTTATTGAATACCATGCAAAGTACACCAGAATCGGAGAAATACCGTCATATGCCTATCAGAACTTCTGTGAGATGTATGATGCGTACCATGCGTTAGGTGGAAATGGAATGGTTACAAAAATGAAACATGAGATTGAAGAGATTCATATAGGGAAAGGAGATAAAAGCAATGAGGAATTGGAAGGATTGGACTAAGAAAGCCGGAATCCGAGCAATCAAGACTGTTGCGCAGGCGGCGATTGCCGGAATTGGAACGGCGGCATTTATGGGCGCTGTGGATTGGAAATATGTTCTTTCTGCATCAGTTCTTGCCGGAGTGTTATCGCTTCTGACAAGTGTTGCAGGAATCCCGGAGGAAAACACCAATGCTTGACATTAACAAGCAGGAAATGAAATATTCGCAATCCGGTCAGAGGGTATTCATTCCACAAACTGACGAAAATGGAGATATTGTCTATGAAGGGTACAAGGATTCCGATGGGAACTTTGTACCTTATTTAGATTCCGAAGGCAACAAGATTCCAAAAGGCGAGGAAGTTGAAGGGTTTTCAGAAACTACGACATTCAAAGCCAATATCAGCAATAAGTTGTCAGAAGCCCTTGTGAAAGAATTTGGAATTGATGATAGTACATCGTACTGTCAGCTTGTCACAGATAAAGGATATTTGCCACTGAAGGCCGGCGATGTGGTGTGGAAACGTTCGGAAGTCAAACGCACTGATGATGGGCTTGTGGATTCAGAAACCGCAGATTACATCGTAAAAGGCGTTGCTGATGAAGGGCTGACCACGGATTTGTTTCTTCTTCGGAAGAATATTAAGTAGGTGATTGTATGAAAAAGAAACCTATTTCAATGACGCTATCCACTAAGTCCATACAAGACACTATAAAGAAATTAGAACAGTACCGCGATAGTTTACAGGCTAAATGCGATTTACTTGTTTCTAGGCTTGCACAGGAAGGTCAGACGGTGGCAATAAAACAAATATCGAAATCTCCAATCGGGAACACGATAACGGTAAGGGTAGATAAAGCACCACAGTTAATGACCTCAAACGCGATTCTGATTGCGACCGGAAAAACGGTAACATCAGAAGATAGAGAACCGTTCTATACTTTGTTGGCGGTAGAGTTTGGAGCCGGTATTTTTTATAACTCCAAAGAGAACCCGAAAGCACCAGAACTTGGATTCGGTGTCGGCACATATCCTGGGCAAATACATGCTTTTGAAGATGGTTGGTACTATTGGGATGATAAGACCGAAACATGGCGTTATACCCATGGTATCAAAGCCACAATGCCTATGTATAATGCGGAACAACAGATTATTCAGCAGTATGTAAAGATTGCAAGGGAGGTATTCGGTGGAAAATGAGTTAAATAGTTGGGCACTTGATTTTGAAGATACCGTTTACCGATTGCTGAAAGTTTACATGGAAAGCAAAGAAATCGGAATCAAGGTAACGCAGGACGAGGAATCGAACGGAACACCTGTTTTTCCAACACTTCTTATACAACAGATTGGATTTACAGAAGCCGGGAGAGATACAGAGTCTTATTTTATTAACGCAATTCGCCCAACATTTCAAATTACAATAACAAATAAAGGAAGAAGGGAAAAGATTAAGGACATTGCAGAGTATGCAGTGTCCTTTTTTAAATCAAAAAATTTTGATGTTTCAAATGCTGTGTTCACGATTTCCAAGCAAGTGCGCACGGCAACTTTTCGCGTATCGCGAATTATTGGAGCGTATGAAAATTTAGCATAGCCGCGAGGCAGAAAGGAAGCAGAAAATCATGGCATCAACAAGTTATAAGTCGCGTGTGATTATTAAAGAGCACACAGCGGAACAAGCCGACTTTGCAGGGACTTACAACCTTTTACTTGCTGCAAAGTCTATTCCATCTCCGGCATCACCGCCAAACACGGTTGAGTCAACCACGATGGAAGACCCACAGCAGACATTTGAGAAAGGTATTAAGACAGCGGATTCCCGGGAAATCACAGGAAACCTTGCAAAAGAATATCTGGAAAACATCGAAAAGCTGGGAGATAAAAAGGTTGACATTATCCACCTGTACGGCACAGATGGAATCGGTGGCGTTGCAAAATACGCATACACCGGAACTGTTACCGCGACACCGAATGATGTAGGCGGTGTAGATGAAATCCTTGAAATGACCGCAACCGTTATCCCAAGTACGGCATCGGAACTCGTTACCGACAAGCTGAAAGTCGTTGATAACAACGATGGAACATTCACTGTAACAGTGGTGGGGTAAAAAGCCTATCGGACGAGCAATCGACCGCACCGGTAGGCGAGGATGAACGGTCGATAGCAGAACTTGAAGCAATAAGATAAGCAACAATGGGGCGGTGGCAACACTGCCCCTTGCCAATATAGGGCAGAAAGGCAAGGTAAAGTATGAAAGTAAATTTAGGAAATAGCGAATATTCAATCAAATTTGGTTTTAAGCCAACATTAAAGTCACATCTTATCAAAGATGTATCAGAGTCGGTAAGCGAGCAGGACGGAAGTTTAGAATCCGTAGAGAAACTGTTACTTGAAACACTTCCTAAGATGCTTCTTGTAGGACTGCAAGTAAACCATAAGGACGAGTTTGGATATGACTACGATACAAACGAGAAATACGATGAGCAGTTTAATAAGGTGCTTGATCTGCTTTCTGAAAAAATTGACGATGGTGAGATTGACTGTATTGAGTTGTTCAACGAATTAGAGAATGAGTTGGAGTCAAACAGTTTTTTAGCGAAAATGATGGAGACGGAGAAGAAGAATCGAACACCGGCAAAGAAAACTCCATCCAAGACAGCCAACAAGAATTAACATGGGAATATTACGTTGCGGAAATCCGTCCGTTTTACCTTGTGGTGACAAAAGGCTACGGATTTTCCGTTGATGATATAGATATGATGAATCCAGAGTTGCTTAAGCCTTATGTGGATGCATATAAGGCAGAATGGAAGCAACGCGACATGGAAATGTATATGTGGTTCGGCAGATATGCAACGTCAGCACTTGTGACCGCAATAGACGCGACATTCGGTAAGGGTAATAGTAAGTACGTGAAAGAAACTTGCTATGATTCCATCGAAAAGCATAATACGGACGATCCCGATGCAGAGATGCGAGAAATGCTTAAGGCGGAAGAAGCATGGGCGGCTAAATCAAGGGAATCACATTTACCAAAACCAAAGATAGTTTAAGAAAAGAGGTATTATTATGGCAGTAATTATCGGAAGTGCGCGGCACGATGAACACGGAAACTGCTATTCTGGTGGAAAAGCCGGAGACCAGACCGGGCAGGAAGTTTCTACGCAGAAGTTTTACAACCATTCTAAGGGATGGTACGTGCTAAGGGCGAAGGACGATAGGGTTGCGGAGAAGTTAGCCGAAGCTATGCAGATTGCATCTGGCAATAAAAATATCGGCTATGACCAATCGGAACGCTACGGAGTCATTAAACATGGCATTAACACAAAGGTCAAGACGGAATGCGATTGTTCTTCTCTTGTACGTGCTTGTATTATCTATGCATCCGGTAAGGATGTGGGAGATTTCAATACATCCAATGAACGACCGGTAATTTTGAAATCCGGTTTGTTTGATGATATGGGTTCTTATCATGCCGGTTTTATTCTTCGCAACGGAGATATTCTTGTGACACGCACAAAAGGTCATACAGTGATTGTTGTAAGCGGTGCGAAGAAAAGCAAAGCCAAGTATTATCAGAAGTATACCGGAAATTCCGGTTCAATCGTAGAAGCATTAAAAGCGGTTGGGGAAGATGATGTGTCGAAAGAACATCGTGCGGAAATCGCAAAAAAGAACGGATTTTCCAATTTTAAGTTTACATCAGAGGAAAATTCAAAAATGCTTTCTCTTCTGAAAAAGGGAAAACTGAAAAAGTAATTCAAGGGCGGTAGGGGTCAAATCCTGCCGCCTTTTTAACCGGCTATCAATGTGGAAGATAGCCGCTAACCTAAAAAAGTTACAGGAAGTTGGTGGATAAATGGAATTAGAGTCTCTTGAAATAAAAATCCAAGCGCAGGCACAACAGGCAAGCGGTCAGATAGATGCGCTTGTGACAAGACTTGGGCGATTATCTTCCGCGCTTTCTGGGCTTAGTACCGGAAATCTGAATAGTCTTTCCACAGGGGTAAACAGACTCGTAGGGGCAATGACGGCAATGCGTGGAATTGACACACGGACTTTTTCTGCAGTTGCAAGAAATGTAAGCAAATTAGGCTCTATCAACAGCAAACAGATTAATGCTGCGGCTGGTTCTATGCGTCAGATTTCCAATGCGGTAAAAGGGATTTCTGGAATGTCGGCATCTGTTAAGGGTCTGACCGACCTTGCATCTGCAATCAAACAGCTTGGCTACCAGAGTTCCACCAAGGCGATTGAAAATATCCCGAAACTTGCCACGGCAATGCGACAGCTTATGTCCGAACTGTCGAAAGCCCCTAGTGTAAGCCGGAATATTATTGACATGACAAATGCATTGGCAAAATTATCACGTACCGGTGGAGCGGCAGGAACAGCGGCAAAAAGCATCACAAGCTCATTTAGCGGATTTAGTTCCGGTGCTTCTGCGGTTACTAAGAAGTCGTTTTCCCTTGCGTCTGCAATCGGAAAAGTGTATGCAACGTATTGGGCTTTATTTCGCGGATTTAGGCTACTTGGAGACGCTATTGACATATCATCCTCACTGACAGAGGTTGAGAACGTTGTAAGGCAGACATTCGGGCAGTATGAAAGTCTAATTAACAATTTCGCAAAAACATCCATTGAAAAATTTGGTATGTCCGAATTGT